TCAACTGTTTCTCTGTTATATCCAGTTTGCATTTCTATAACTTTATAAGGTAACTCATGACATCCACATTGAGTAGTTCTAGGGTTACTTAATATATAAAGATAAAAATATTTTTCTTCTGGAGTTAAGTCTAATACAAATCCATCTTCCCAAAAATCTGTTTGTATTGCTCTATACTTCGCCATATTATCACCTACAATTCGTCTTTTGCATATTTAAATAAATCATCCATTGCAAATGCATATATAAGTTCATCTGAACTCTCATTTAAATAATCAGCTATAATTCTGATATCATTCAATGAATAACCATTATCATGCAAGTTAATAAAAAGTTTTGTATATAAATTTGCTATATCCAATCTAAAAGTTTCTATACTATCATGTAACTCTGTTTCTGCACACAATTCTGTATATTTTCTTTCAACTTCCGATTCATCATTTCCGTTATCTTGATTTTCTTTTATAAAACGATTCATACCATCTTTCCATTGGGTCCAGTTTTCACATCTCTTTGTAAAATCTTTTAATGAGTCTATTGTTGCCCCTAATTCATAACATTTTTTTAATAACATAATTGCTGTATTTAAGTCGTAGTAAGAAAATTTATTTTTAACTATTGCTCTTATATAAAACAAATCTTTCATTTCCGGATGCTCTTGTTGCATTTTCTTGTTTTTTATAATAGGCTCTATTTTATTAAAAGCCGTGTTAATATCATATTGTTCATAGGCTATAATTGAACTTTCCAGCACTTCATCAAATCCATATTTTTTAATAAGTTTTTTCATTTTAGTTCTTCCATAGTCTGTTAATCTTGAATTTAATCCTAAAGAGTCACTAACTAATTTCATAATTTTATCAGCTTCTTTATTTTCCAAATCCAATAATTCTGTTCTCCATTGAGCAATCATTTCTAATTGTTCTCTTCTTTGATTTAACTTGTCTAATTCTTCCTTTTGCTTTTTTATGACTTGATTTTCAGTAAGTTTTTTATCACTTTTACCTCTATTACAATCAAAGCAAGCTGTGATTAAATTAGATATATCATCATCTCCACCTTTTGAAACTGGATTTATATGATCCACTTCTAATACAACATCTGGTGCACTTTTCCCACAATATTGACAAGTAAAACTATCTCTTTTAAATACTTCAAATCTAGTTGATTTAGATATTCCTTTTCTTTTTGCCACTTAATACCCACCTCATTTCTCTTTTGATAGCAGAAGGGAAATTAATCCCTCCTAGTTTGCAACTTGTTGCATATTTTCATATCCAGAACACATGAAATCATACTCGTCTTTAGTCATATTAACTACATCTTTAGTAAATTTTTTAAATACATGCTTTTTAACCGTATCCTTATCTATCCCTTTACTATAAGCTATTGCATATAATCTGCTTATTTGTTTTTCTGATAATTTACTATTATTCCATATATCCGGTGATTGACTAGGCTTGTCTTTATCATGATCATGCTTATTAGTAGCATCACTATCTTTTGTATCATCTATTGCAAATAGCCCGTTTAAAGCATATTTTCTAGCATATGAACTAACCGAACCAGTAACCTGAGCCAAATCCATTCCTTTCTTAGTTTCATCTTCTCTAGCTAATGCCTTAACTTCTATCTTATCTCCTTTTTCGGTGTCTACAAAAGTTGCCGTAGCTTCTAAATAATATCTATCGCCTATCTGTTTTATTTCATCTGATAAAGTAACTGTAGCTTTATACTCCAGTAATAAAGGTTTTAATCCTTCTAATATATCTTCACAACTTCTGTAGTTGTATTTCCCAAAGTTGTTATATTGATTTTTAGGTGCTTTTAATTTACTTTGTATTGCCGATAACTTTTCATATAGATTCATTAGTTTCACACTCCTTAGTCTTTTCTTGTTTTACAAAATCCCTATATGCTTGCAAATATCCCTTGTCATATATTGTCAAAGGGCTGTTATCTATTTCATACTTTTGTATATATTCTTCAAGTTCTTCAATAGGTTTATATCCTTCTAAACATTCCCTTGCTCCATCAATAAAACCCCATGCTTCCTCTGCATTATCATCGTATTTATTGGTGTACATTGCATAAAGTAGTTTATTTTCAAAAGTCGGCTCTTGATTTAAATAACTATCTCTAATTCTCATATTTACACCTCTTTTGTTATTGTGGTATAATTAACTTAGTATCAATTTCCATTGGGTCCTATTTATATAGGGCTTTTTTTATATTCCCATGTAAGCATCTGCTCTATTTTCTCTTTCATCTTCATCTGCTTCATCTAGTTGTTTAATTTCTTCTTGCATCATTGCATCTATTTCCTGCAATATTTCTTTTAAATCCTTGATTTCGTATGCTGTTCTTATTTTGCATGCTCTCCAGTACTCATAATTACAAGCAACTTGTAAATCGTTTGTACTATATCTATCTTTATATAGTTTTATTTGGCTATCACATAGTTCCATGAAACTCTCACATGCTGTAATCTTATTTTGTATGCTTTCTCTAACTTCATCTAATATCCAATTCATTTATTTATCCTCCTTATTAATTTTTATTTATTAAAGACACTTGATGTTCTTCTTCATATTTCTTGATTAACTTGTAATAAGTTGCTTTTTTCATATCTAGGGATGATAAAGCTTGTTTCATAGTCATTTGTTTCTTTTGTTGTTTTTGAACTATATCTATAAAATTATCTGGATAATCAAGCGGTGGACGACCAATTGTATTACCTGTTTTTTTAGAATATCTTTTGCCTGTTTTTTCATCAACGGGCATATTTGCCATTGCCTGTTTTACCCTACTAACTCCACCATTATTAGAATTTAAGAATTGCCCATTATCCCATGATTTAGCTATTAATAAATACTGTTTTTCTTTGATATATGCTTCTTTTTCATTTTTGCAATAAACAAGTATTATTTTTTCAAAATTTTCTTTACCATACAATCTAATTTGTTTTTTTAAATCAGCGCCACTACCAAAATATCCATCATTTAAATCATTAGTACTGTGCTTTCCAATATAAAGCTTTAAATCAATTTTATTAACAATTAGGTAAACATAATGATATTCTTGACTCATATTAATCCTCCTTATCATCTAAGTTGTATATCTTTTCTTCAATTTTCTTAATGATTTCTTCTAATTTAATGTTCTTTTCTCTTTCTGCTAGGGCTAGTTGCTGAAAATATTCGCATTTACTTTCTAAGTGTTTAATGTAATCTAAATATTTTTTCATATTATATATCCTCCTCTACATATTCCCAATGATAACCCCCACATGTTTTTAATTTACCTTTACAACATTTGCTTATATCAGAACTTAATCTATTTTTACCTAAAAATTCATTTGCTTCTCTTATATAATCAAATACTTGCCCTGTTTCAATGCATCTTACTTTTTTAGCTCTTGGATTTTTACTGCCTTTAGTTACTTCACTTAATTTCTTTTTAGTTTCTTCTGATGTTTTACGTCCTTTGTTTGCTTTACTTAATTTATTTTTGCTTTCTTCTGTATGGTGCTTGCCATAAAAATAATTTTTTTCACCTCTTCGTGCTTCGCTCATTTTTCTTTTAGTTTCTTCTGTATGTCTAAACCCTTTCATACTTTCAGATTTTTTTTGTCCACAAGTTCCATAATTTTGATTATAAGAATTGTTACACCACTCTAAGTTAATAACATCATTGTTTTGTTTATTTTCATCTTTATGATTTACCTGTGGCAAATTGTTTAGATTCGGTATAAATGTTTCTGCCACCAATCTATGAATTTTTCTCATTTTTGTTTTTTTGTTCTTACGTAATCCAACTTGTAAATATCCGTCTTTATCTTCGCCTGGTTGTAAAATACGTTCTTTTGTAATGTAGTATCCTTTTCCCATAGAAATATCATGTTTTTTAGGCAAACTTTTAACTCTACCAAAATTGCTTACTTGATATAATCCTTCATAGCCTTGTATATCATTCCAAATTTCTTGTAATAAATCATTCATTTTAAATCCCCCTTTAATATTCAAAACTTAATTGACCATTCAATCCTTGTATGGCATACACTAACATCTCACTAGGTTTCCAATTTTCTATATATTTAAGTGCATCATCATAATTTTTTTGGGCAATATTTTTATAACTGTTAACCTTGAATGAAGTTTTTAATCCTTTGTAAAATTCTGCAAACAACTTTTTACTTAGTTTCTTATAAGCATCTGTGTATTTTCCGCCTAGCAAATAAACTGCCCTTGAACTTATTGCATTTCTTAGATTTTCTGCTAACTCATAGTCTATTGTCATCTTATTTTCTATACCAGTTACTCTTTTTTCTATTTCCTGTTGTTTCTTATCCAACATTAATATTGCTCTTAATTCAGTTGATATGCCTTTGTATGGATCTTCTATCATTTCATTAAATTTTTTAACATATCTAGCAGTAAATAATATTCCTTTTTCTCCAGTCATTTTATTAGCTAAAGTATCACATCCTAATTTCGTGCATTCATAACACTTATTTATCTTTCCACTTTTATCTTGATAAGTGCTTTCTATGAAATATTCACTCACCACCAATTGGGGGTCAGCTTTTAAAACTTCAATTATCCCCTTTCTATCTTTACTTCCTTCTAACATTCTTAATACTTCCCAATGTTCCTTTTCCATCATCTTTGCTACTTCATAACTAGGTATTGTTTGTACTGCTTGTCCTTCATTATTTTTTAAAACTTTGTAACTGTTATATAAATCTGACATATACTATTCCCCCTTATTTATTTTTCTTAATACCATATCTTGAAATTTAAAATATTCTTCCCAATCATTTTCTGCCTCACCTGTTCTTATAAGATTACAATAAATCTTAAGTATCCAAGTTACTGACATTTACTACTCCCCTCCTTTTAATCCATTTGGTCTAGCCAATTTAAAAAAGGTTCAGTTGGAATTCTATAAACTCCACCTATTTTTATTACTTTGAACATATCTCCAGCAGTTAAAGCTTGTCTTACTAAGTTGTAAGCTGTTTTTTGAGATATTTGTAGTATGCTTTGAATTTCCTTGACAGTAAGGACTTTCTTATTGTATTTCATTTTTTTATCCCCCTTGTTTAATCAATATATTTCCATACCATCTTTTCTCCTGTAATTGGATGTTTACCTGCGGATTTTCTATCTCCCCTACAACATGCACTAATCCCAGAAGTTTTTATATTATACTTTTCTTCTATATAACTAAATATCTCTCCAGTAGTTATACATAATATTTTTCTAGCTCTCGGATTTTTATTTCCTTTTATTGATTTACTTATATTTTTTTATGTTTTTCTGATAATTTTTTGTTCTTTATTTTTTCACTTGATTTTAATGATTTACTCAAATTCTTGTTGTGATTTTTATAGTTACAGTTATATCTATGGGTACACCATTCTAAATTATTTGCTAAATTATTAAGTTTATTTTCATCTTTATGATTAATGCAAGGATAATTATTAGGATTTTTTATAAATACCATTGCAACCAATCTATGAACTAAAAAAATTTTTCTTTGATTTTCTTTGCTAAGAGATACTATTTTATAACCTGAGCCACTAATTCCTTGACTCAAAATTTTAATTTTATTAAACTTTAGACTCTTAACTCTACCTAGATTAGAAACTTGATATAATCCTTCATAACCTTCTATATCTTTCCATATTTCTATATTAACCACACTCCCTTAACTGTTAAAACTTTCTTCATATTCCATCATCCCCCTAATGTTTTTGTTAACTTAATATGTTATGCTTCTTTATGAAGCACTTTTGGATAAAAAAATAAGTCATCCATTGTTATTTGTGGTTCATATTGCTTGAAAAATATTGTTATTGAAACCATTTCGCTTCTTGTGAATTCAGCTCTGACATTATTTTCTTTGTTGCAATATGTTGGCAATTTTATTTTTAATAAATCAGCTAATACCCTTTGAGGTATTTTGTATTTTGCTCTAAATCCAGCAACATTGTTTGGCATTTACACAACCTCCTTTAATTTGTTCTAGCTTCATATTGAAGTTTATACTTATATATTAATGCTTCATATTGAAGTTGTCAATATTATTTTTAATTTTTTCGAAAAAAATATTCATATTGAAGCTATAACTTTCATATAATTATTAATTATGGTATATTTGAAGTAATGGGAGGTGTTGATATGACTAGCTTTGGTGATAGGCTTCAATTTTTAATAAAAAGTAATGGTATTACTCAAAAAGACTTAGCTGATACATTAAATGTAAAGCGTGGATCTGTTTCAAACTGGGTAACAAATAGGAGGTTTCCTGATGCCGAGACATTAATAAAAATAGCTGACTACTTTCATGTAACAATAGATTTTCTATTAAGAGGGGATGATGAATATTTAAATAAAGAATATGATGAAATAAGTAGTTTATATAAAAAGTATTCAGATTTAAGTGAAGACAATAAAGAATTAATTGATACTATGATTCAAACTATGATAAAAAAAAGAAAAGACAAATAAATTACTTTACTTGTCTTAGTTCATTAATTTTATCAATTATTTTTTTATAATCATCTTTGTTTTCTTTTTTTATCTTTAATACTTTTTTAATAAACTCTTCTTTTTTCATTGCATCTCCCCCTTTCTAATAAAATTGTAGCAGAAAAAATATCGCTGATAGCGATATTTACGACCTGATTTGACATTTTAAGTGTAAATATAAATGACATTTGAGAGGAAAAATAATGATAAAAGAAGCAAGAAAAAAACAAAGATTAACACAAAAGGAATTAGCTATAAAATGCAATTTATCTCAGAGTTTTTTGAGCGAATTAGAAAGCAAGCATAAAAAAAAGAATGTGACAATTAAGCAGATAATAAATATTTCAAATAAATTGAAAATAAGTCCTTATGAACTTAGTGATTGGCTTATAGATAAAGAATTGAATAAAGTTGAATTTTCAGAAGAACTAGGAGTGTTCAAGATTGGATAATATAAAAAGCACATTTATTCGTAAGAGAGGTAACAATTATAATGTTATAGTTGAATACTATGATGAAAAAGGGAAACTAAAACAAAAAAGTGTTGGCAAATATGATTCTAAAAAGGAAGCAGATAAACATCTTATTGATCTAAAAAGTTCTATTAATAAAAACAGCTTTGTGATAAGTAAAGATATAACATTAGTAGATAGATGTTATAAATTTTTAGAAGATAATACTAATAATTTATCCCCATATACTATCAAGAAAAGAAAAAGCATCATAAAGGTATCTATAGAGCCTTTTTTTACGAATACTAAATTAAATGATGTGACTGTATATCAATTACAGCAATGGGTAAATAAAATATATAAAGAACACGGGGGGAGTAGTGCGGAAGCTCGCTATGCTTCTCTTAGAGTAGTTTTAAGAGATGCTTATAGATTTAAAGAAATAAGTGAAAATATAACAGATTTTATAAAAGTTCCTAAAAAAAACATCAAGGTTAAGGCTACCAGTTGGACCAAAGAAGAAGCATTAAAAGCTATTAAATGTGTAGAAAATAAAGCGTTAGAATTACCTTTATTGTTAATGTTACTCGCAGGCCTTAGAAAAGGTGAAGCTATGGCATTAAGTTGGGATGATGTTGATTTCAAAAAAAATACTATTTTTGTTAATAAAAGTATTTATGAGCTTGAGGGAAACTCTTATTTTAAAGATCCTAAAACAGAGAATTCTAAAAGAATAATAACTGTACCTAATTATTTAATTGAAAAAATGATAAAAGAGAAAGAAAGGCAAAATAGACTAATAAATGATGGTGTTTTATTTAATCAGTATAATTTAGTATGCTTAAATACAAGATTGGAAATGTGGAAAATGAACACATTATTTCATCAATTTGCTAGATTTTGCAATAGATATGATTTAAGAAGAATTAGAATGTATGATTTAAGACATTCATCTGCTACTTTATCAATTGCAGCTGGCACAGATATAAAAACAGTATCAACTAGACTAGGTCATTCAGATATAAGAACCACATTAAATATATATACTCATACACTTGATGAAATGGATAAAAAAGCAAGTGATAATTTGGAAGATATGCTATTTAAAAAGTAATGTCAGTTGTCAGTTTGATTGTCAGTTGTCAGCGTATTGTCAGTCTTAAATATAGTAAAAATTACCATTAGTTACAAGTGCAAGTACTAAAAATACTTGCACTTGCCATTCAATACCAAAGTTTGCAATGGTCTTTGTCACATTGTATATGTGATTGACTATGTTTATCAAGTAAAGTTATATTCAGCAATACAACCATGAATACATTTAAAATGTCAGTAAAAAGTCAGTTATTATATTTTATCCACAATTTTATCCACAGGCAATCATAGCAGTTAGGAATTAAATGTTAAATATGTGTTAAATATGAAAGGACATGCAATTTTTAACCAGTGATTTGCATACACTATATCAAGTGTATTTGATAAGTGAAACGTTCTAAACTTGTTTAGATATTTAATACACGGTTTATGATATGGTTAGTGTCCATAGGGGAGTGCGTGCTTATGCATGTGCTCCTTTTTTAATACAAATTTACATAAAAATAAGCTGCTTAGCTAGGCAGCTTACATATAAATGAGCTATATCCTTGTTCTTCATTCTTTATTAGACATAAAGCATTATATCTATCTAATTCAGCTAAATCTATTTCGCTATATCCATCTTTCTCGAAGTAAGTAGATAATTCTTTAAATGCTTTTACATCACATCCTTGCAATAATAAATAACTAGACCCGGATGCCAATACACTATTTTTACATTTAGGAGTTAATTGGTCTAAATAATGCAAAGCTAAAGTAGGAGTTAATTGAAATTTTCTACATTCTACCAATATGTTTTGCATAAGTAGTTGGCAGTTGTAACATTGATGTATCTCATCAAAGAATAATTCTGTATGTGTACTACAATCTATTTGCTTACTAATCCAAACTTTATTTAAAAAGTATGTGGCAATTACATTTCTAATCATTCTGCTTTTAAAATACTGTTCAGGTATTTTTATCAGAATTACTTTATTCTGCTTCATAGCTTCTACAAAATTAATATTATTATCAGCTTCTTTATTAAATGCTAGTTTTGTATATAAATTAGTTTTTAACCAGCTAACACGGTCCAGAATTCCATCTATCTTACTATCATAATTCTCTACTCTACCTTTGCTATCTATTTTATCTAGATCTTTTAAATCTTCTATTTCTTCTATTAAAATATCTGGTACATTCTTTATTAACTCAAATCTTTTATCTGGATATTTCAACATATTAATAATGTCTTTAAAACTAGCATTTACATTCTTATAATAAACTACTGTAGCAGCTGCATAAAAATATCTAAGCATTCTGGGTGTAAGTTTACTATTGTCATCATTTATACTGTCTAATAATAATTGCATTTGTTCAGCTTTCTGCATAGCTATATTAACCTTATAGTATATGTCATCATCTTCATTAAATATTAACTCATTAAAGTTAAATGATTGAACTTGCTTAGGATCATTGAAATTAATTTCTACTAATTTATCCTTTGAAGTTATTTTCTTTATATTATCTGATAGCTGACATTTATCTATATAATCTATTACTACTAATCCTCTACCAGCTTTTATAATATCACTTGCCATATTTTGCATATAATAAGATTTACCACTACCCATACTTCCAAGTAATACTCTTCCTAGTCTTTTCATTTGCTCATCCATGGAGTAATATACCTCTTGTTTATTTTCTTTATTCTTTACAGTTCCAATCCTTATTTCTCCATCTTCTAAACACTTAGGGGCTTTCAACTCTAGGCACTTATTATGTTCAATCATCTTAAATTGATCTATAACCTCTAGACTAGGCATTGATATGAAATTACTGCTTTCTTCGATTGTTGTCTTATTAATATTCACATGATTTATGATTGTCTTTTTTATATCAATGTTTTTAGTAATTTCATTAATGATTAACTCATTATCATCTGAAATTATCTTGAAAGTATTAGAAAAAGCGTTAGAAAGTTCAATTTCTCTTGATTTCTCACTAGATTTGGTTAAAATTATACTCTGATTTTTACAAATTGCCTTCTCACCCTTTCTTTTAGTGCTATGAGAGATTTCACATTGTAAAGGATTAAGTATAAGCTGATTATTTTGTGGTACGTTTAAAATACAATTTAAGAGGTCGTTTATGAGTGAGATAAAATTTTTTAATGCTATTACAGATAAGTCTTTAATATTTTTTGACTTTTTTAGATTTTCTCCATTTTTGTATCTTTGAATTGCTCTTGGATAGGTATTAGATCTAAAATAGTTATTAGATTTATCACTAACTGGTATGAAATTGTAAAATACTCCTACCATTTCTCCTTCTTCCATAATAGATGTAACCGATAAATTTGAGTTTAATAATTCGTTGGTTCTTAAATCAGTTTTTAAACTAAGGGCGTCATTGTACTTATAAGATAGTTGATACTTTGAACATTTATTAATATTCATAGGCAATTCATTTACAATATCTATTTGAATATTTCGCCACGTTTCTCTAAACTTTACTTTGAATTGATTACTATATATCTTTGGTATAATTGCATAAAACTTTATAGACTTCTTTTCAATATGAATATAGAAGCTAAATTTATATTGTCGCTCTATTATGAGTTTCTTATTTTCTTTATATATAAGTTTATTTGTTTTTCTATACATCTTGTTTACTAACTCAGCTATTTGATATGTTTTAATATTTCTATTGCTTTTAGTGGGTGTTAATTTTAGTATTTCATAACTATTCTTTTTAATCTCAAAATAATCTGATATTTTTATGCTTTTAATTTTCATAATAACCTCCTATAAAAAAGAGTAGGCAAATCCTACTCTAAATATTTCCATATCATTTTTTCTTTTGTAATAGGATGTTTACCTGCTGATTTCTGTTTACCTTTACAACATTTACTTATATCAGATGAATTAATATTATATTTTCTTGCGCCATCTGCAATAAATTCAAATGTTTCACCAGTAGTAACACAAATTATTTTTCTTTTATTTGGATTATTTTTTCTTGATTTTGATATATGTTGTTTTTCTTTAGGTTTGCCCTTTAAAGCACTACTTACTTTTTTATTGTGATTTCCATAGTTATTATTTTGTTTTGCCGTACACCATTGGAGATTTTCCATATTATTATTTTTAGGATTTTCATCAAGATGATTAATCATAGGATAATTATTTGGATTTTCTATGAATGCAATTGCAACAAGTCTATGAACTCTATGTGTTTTAATTTTTCCATTTTTATAAAGATTTATTAATGAATATCCGTCTTTATCTGATAGTATTTTTAATACCCTTTCTTTTACTTTATGATTATTATTATCTATCCTTCCTAAGCTTTTAACCCTACCTAAATTGGATATTTGATAAAGTCCTTCATACCCCTCGATATCTTTCCAAATTTCCTTCATAAGACCACCTCTTTATTAGTTTTCTAATTATATTATATCATAATTGACGGTCAATTGACAGTATAATTAATAAGATTTATAATTAATTTGAGGTGGTGATATAATGGGAAATCCAAAATTAAAAAATAGAGTAATACCAAATAGCGCAGTTGATAAAAAACTTTATGAAGAATTAAGAAAATATTCTAAAGAAATCAAAATACCTATTAGTAGATTATTAGATGAGGCTATTGAGGATTTATTAATTAAAAGAAAGGGCTAGTTAAACCTAGTCTTTTTTTATGTTAAAACTTTTACTATTATTTGGAAAATAATATATATAGCTGGGCATATGAAGCCTATTTCTTTTCCTTTCTTCCATCCAAAAATTGATAAAACTAGAGCTATTAAACCAATTACCATTAATAAATCATAAGAAACTATACTTAGAGTTTCTAAACATTCACTTGTAAATTTATATAAGAAATTATTTAATTTAAACATAATATACCTCCTAGAATTTCAACATGCTAAATAATTTGGGATAAATGTTAAGAACTATATAAAAAATGAAAAATTGTAGTCCTGCACCTGTTGCATCCTTTACATTCCCACCTGCAAGCATTGTTTCTATCATAGCTTTTGTTCCCATACCTAAACATGCCCACTTTCCAAAAGAAAGAACCATGCCTATTATTTCCCATGCTACATCTCCTAATCCCATATCATTATTTTGAGCGAATATAGGCTTTGGAATTGTTATTGCTAATAAAAATACTAATCTAGCATACTCTTTTTTATTCTTCTTTAAGTTTCCTATAAATTTATCTAAGGTACTTAATTCTTGTAATTGCTTGTATTCAGAAAAAGTATAAGATTTCATGAATAAACCTCCTTAAATTTGCAAATAATATAAATACACAAAATCGCAAGCAGGTGAATTATAATGAGTGAAGCTATATTTTGGTTTGGGTGTGCTATTGCTCTAGATATAATAGAAAAAATTCTATTTTAACATAATAAAAAAGCCTGAGATATCCGTTCTCGGCTTTTTCTTTTGTTTACTCTTCTTTATTTATTTCTTTTAGCATTTCTTTTCTAAGAACTTGTTTTATATAGTTGCTTTTGCCATACACTTCAAATTTACGTTGGAGCCAATCTAAAAGCATGGCGTCATCAAGTGTATTCTTTTTAAATGAAATATTTATAATAGTAGGTTTTTCTTTTGCCATAATCTCACCTCACTAATTTTTATTCAATTATTACCTAAAAAATGTATAATAATTATATTATTTATTTTTTCTTGAAATCCTCTATTTATTTTCTTTGTATAAATATATGTAAATTTTCTATAAGTGTTACATAAAATTAATAAAAAATTATTTAAAATTTATATAAATTTATGCAATTTTTATATAACTCTTGCATATATATAAGTAAATAAAAAAAATAAGGGGGATATGAAAATGAAAGAAATGTTAGAAAAAACTAGCATGGAAATGTTAAAAGAATACTTCTATGATGCAAGAGGATATTATCCAGAAGATGATTTTTTTACAAAGGAAGAACTTATAAATATAATATTAAAAGACATGGAGGAAAAATAAATGAATAATTTTCAAGTTAGTTGGATAAATAATGAAGGTTTAGAACTATATAGTGGTTGGACTGATTATGTAAGTGCAATTAATCTATTTAGAGAAATTTGTAAAGAAAAAGTTGATATTGACCAAGTAGAAGCAAGATTTTGGGGAGAAAATGATATTCTTCTAAAGAGATACAATAATATAGAAAATAAATATTATAGTTGTTAATAAAGGAAAGGCTAGGGATTTACTTCTCTAGTCTTTTTATGTCGAACGATTATTGGAATATTTTTTAAAATACAGTTGATGTTAATAAGCTATCATGCTAACATATAATTAGATAGAGAGAAAGGAGTAATTAAATGAAAAGGAATGACCAAAAACAAATAATGGTTAGAGTAGATGAAAACACTAGAACTAAATTAAAAATTAAAGTTTTGCAAGAAAATACATCTATTCAGGAAGTTTTAGAAAAGGCTATACATGAATATCTAAATAGCGATAAAGACAAATAAAAAAGATATCCCCTACCGTCCAAAGTAACAGGATATCTTTACACATAGAGAACTTATAAAAACTTCTCTATCATATTATAAATTCTCTAAAGATAAAAATCAAGAGGAGGATTAGAGTATGAAAGATTTAATACCTGTAACACAAAATGAAAATGGAGAACTATTAGTATCAGCAAAAGATTTACACAAAATATTAAAAGTTGAAAAAGCATTTAGCACATGGATACAATCACAGCTTGAAAATGTAGACGCTATCGAAAATAAAGACTTTTTTCCTTTAAAGGAAGAAAGTACAGGAGGAAGACCAAGTATTGATTATGCGCTAAAAATAGATATAGCCAAAGAAATATGCATGGTAGTTGGAGTAGCTCCAAGAACTAATGAAGAAACTAAAAAATTAAGTAAACAAGTCAGAAAGTACTTTATAGAATGTGAAAGACAACTCAAAGAAAATAAACCACAATTAACAAAACACGACCAAGCAATATTGAATATAATCAATTCAAGAACAGACCTAGAAAAAGCACTAGCAATCAAAGATTTTGAAAAAGTAGTAACTGAACCACTACAAGATGAAATAAAAGTATTAAAACCTAAAGCACATTATACAGATATAATTTTACAAAATAAAGGATTAATCAAAGTAACATCAATAGCAAAAGATTATGGAATGAGTGCACAAGAATTTAATAAATTACTTTGTGATTTTAAAATACAATATAGATTAGGTAATCAATGGTTTTTATATAAAAAATATCAAAATAAGGGATATACTCATTCTGAAACAATAAATTACAAACATAAGGATGGAAGAGATGATGTGAGTATTATTACTAAATGGACTCAAAAGGGAAGATTATTCTTGTATGAGTTTTTAAAAGAAAAAGATATTTTACCTATAATAGAAAAATATTTATAAAATTAAAGTAGGCTACTCTTTTGAGTAGTCTATGGGGAGGATGATAAGTAAATGTTTTATGCTCATGATAATTTTCGAAATAGAGTTAATATAAATGATGCTATTGAAGGAAATGACTATTATTGCCCCTGCTGTCATGGGAAATTAATACTGAAGAAAGGCTTAGTAAATCAATGGCATTTTGCTCATAAAACAAAAGTTCATTGCGATGATTGGTATGAAATGAGTGAATGGCATAAACGTTGGCAGGAACAATTTCCTGAACAATTTAGAGAGGTTGTTTTAGCTGAAGATAGGGAAAAACATAGGGCTGATATAAAAGTAGGGAATTTAGTTATAGAATTTCAAAAATCACCATTAAAAAGTCAAGATTTTCGTAAAAGAAGTATGTTTTATGGTAAAAATAATAATTTAGTTTGGGTATTTAATGTTATGGATAAATCGATAGGAGACATAACTAAATATCCTAAAAATCCATATGAAAGACTATATGAATGGAAATGGGCTTATAAGTTTGGTAACCTTCATATCCCTTCAAATGTCGATTTATTTTTCCAAATTGGAGAAAATACAATAGTAGCTCATATGAGGAATAAATACAATAAAGGATTTAAGTATTTTATAGGTATTCCATTTTCAAAATACGATTTTATGGAACTTTTAAGGGATAAATATAAAAAATCTAAAAAACTAAGAAATGAGAAAAAAGTGTTTGAAGCATCGCATGAGAAAAAAGTGTTTGAAGTATCGTATGATAAATTTCATAAGTTTGCACGAGAGAATGGATATGAATAACAAAGAGGAAATTGTCTAATCAAATAGAATTCTAAAATATAAATTATTAAGGGGGATGTTAACATGAATGAAGTAAAAAATAAATCTTATATTGAATGTCCTAAGTGTGGTAAACAAGCAACTATAAAATCTGCATCAAGTATATTCTTTAGTGCAGGGGCTATATTGTGGTTAGCAGGAGGTTGTTTACTTTGGATACCTGTTTTAGGTTGGATATGTGCTCCACTTGCATTTCTAATAGGAATTGTATTTATAGTACTTGGTATTATATCATCTTTAACTGCTGGGGCAATTGTAGAATGTGAGAACTGTAAAACTAAATACACTCTAACTAAAGAAGAATACAAGAAATATAAAAAGGGTGATACATCTACACAAGAAAAAGAATATAGTTTTACTGATGACATTAAAGAAACTTGGAATAATAGTTCAAATAATCATATATTTATAAACAAAATAGAAAAGTTGGAAAAAAAGATAGAAAATACAACAAATGAAAAGAAAATAGCTAGAATGAAAAAAGAAATAAAAAGATTAGAAAAACATATTAAATAATTTCTTTAAAGGGGATGTTAGTATGAATAAAAGAATAACAAGCATATTAGCAGCAAGTATATTAGCAGTAAGTATGGTAGGTTGTAGTGATAATATAAATAAGAAAGACGATACTACAAATAATGTTAAGCAAGAACAACAAATAGAAAAGAAAAACACAAATACAAATAAGGATAAAGTAGATACTAATAAAGAAAGTACAAATAATAAAGAGCAAACCGAAAAAACTAATTCTAATACAGAAAAAAATAATACAACTAAGAAAGTTCAACAAACTAAAAAGAAAACAGTAAATGAAGAAAAACAACAAAAGGAAAAAACTAAACCATATGTAGATGAAAAAAATAACGTATATGTCGATGAAGATGGTAATCGTCAACCATTAGTAAAACATGATCATATGACAGAAGAGTATGATAAACAACCCAAATGTCCAGAATGTGGTTATCCAGTAGATGATTGTCACTGTAATGGTGATGGCAATACAGTTGATGAAGAAGATGATAATTATAACTGGGACTACTACGATGAGCCTATGGATGAGGATAGTTGGAATATTAATAATGATGAACAACAGGAACAAGAAGAAACACCTGCACAACAAGATAATAACCAATCACAACAATACAATGACAAAGATGATGAAGAAATCCTTAAATAAAAATAAAGCTGGTAAGGAAAATAATCCCTACCAGCCTTTTTATTATACTTTCTTTACATATTTTTCAGATGCAGTTATATATAATCCTGATTCTAAGCGATACATAGAAGTACTTCCGTTTTTAGCATCTACTGTATCTATTACTTGTAGATGTTGCCCCTTCTTAACTGTTGTAACTGGATCTGCATCCCAATCTGCTACTTTTCTTATATTAAGTTTATCAAGTGTTACTATTTCAAATTTTGTTGCCTTAGTTTGTTCTTTCTTAGATTTTGTTGCTATTTTACTATTACCCTTACCATTAGTGCAGTTTCTTATATCTTTTTCTTTTAACTTGCCATGTAAGTAATTATAACAATCCAATTTAAATTGCTTCCATTTATCAGAATGATTTACAAAGTATCTAGGGCATATTTTTCTAGTTACATCATAATGTCTTATAAAATCTTCTCTTGGATCTAATCCATAATATTGTGCAAGCCATGCTCCTAATTTAACCATACTTACATACTCTTCATCTGTATAATGGTCATCGTTCCCAGTTGTTGCACATTCAATTCCTATACTATAATAATTTGCTGCATTAGTGGTCCATGCTATTCTTTTCATAGGTATATATGTATATATAGTTCCATCTAAGTCCATTACAAAATGTGAACTTGCATATCTATTACCTTGTTCCCCTCTATTGATACTGTTAAACCAATTATTAATCGTATTAATTCCTTTTACATCATGTGCGCCTGTGTAATGAAAAGCAATTTTAGTCGTTCTACGTCTAGTACCTCCTGCTATATATTTGCTAAGATATGATGGTGTTTTGCACACCATTTTTGGTTTTGATACTGTCATAAAAATACCACTCCTTTTTATATTTAAATTAGATAATTATTTATTAGTTATCTAATTCTTTATATCTATATTCACCAAAATATTTAATTTCAGCTTGTTCCCTTGCTTTAATTGCTTCTTCTTTTGTGTCAAATAATCCTAAGTGAATAAATTTTTGATTATATTGAATATAAGCTCTCCATTTATTAGTTTGCTTGTGTAATGAAACTCCGGTTATTCCACTAGTGTTATTATTTCTAAGAGGTCTATTCATTTCATTTTGTTGTTTTGTGCATATTCTTAAATTCATTTTTCTGTTATCTAGAGGGTTTAAATTTACATGGTCAACCACCATGTCATTAGGACAGTTCATAATAAATCTATGTAATTGTATTTTCTTTTCTTTTCCTCCTCTGACATAGCCGTAAGCATCTAAACACCATTTATATTTTTTAACTTTATGCATATCATCCAAATCTATTAAAGTTTTAGCTTTTTCATTGCTGTTTATATCATAAAGAATTATTTCGGCATAGTTATCATACAAAATAATCTCATTAGGGTCTTTCAAAGTTCTTCTCACTTTACCATATCTCTTAAATTGTCTGTAATGTTTATTGCAATATCCTTTTCCATGAGTCTTATCATTACATCCATCAACTTTACAAATTTTCACAATATCACCCCTTTATTACTATAATTTCCATAATATAGAGGAATGATATTATTTATCACCTTCTTTATTTTCAATTAAATTTTTAAAAGCTTGATGAAGTCCTACAGAACTTAAACCGCTCAACATTCCTCCTAGTAATACATTTACATTAAAATAGCCTGCTATAAAGTAGTTTAAAACCACTCCTATGCAGGCCATGATTAATGGTATATATTTATTAGGTATAAAATCTAAACTTGTTTTTATTACATATCCAATACAACAACATACTAATATTACTGCAACTACTAAATAATTACTTATAACACTTAAATCTAACATTTATCTCTCTCCTTTATTTTCTAATTCCTTTATTTTTTCTTCTGCAACACTCATTCTGCTTATAAGATTATTATGACGATCTACCCTGTTTGATAAAATTTGTATATCTTCTTTTAAATCTTTTATTTTCTCATTAATTACCGCTGTATTTTTATTATTAGAAAAATACGAACCAGCTAAGGTTCCTACTAATGCTAATATTGCAACAATTATTTCTGTACTCATAGACAACACCTCTATTCTAGCAATGTTTGACTCTATCTTTTAATTCATCTTGTTTGGCATCATTAAATTGTTTCACTTCTGAAAGATAGCCTGTAATTCTGCGAATTCTTTGGAATGGAATTGGAACTACTTCATATTTCAAATCAACATAATCACCATCTAATTTTACAACCAGGCCTTTAATTTGTTGCCCTGGATTTTTCTTTTGAACATAATCTATATATGCTTGTTTCTCTCTTTCATCTAATTCTACTGTACATCCTTCTTCATTCCAGCAATGAAAATCCATAATATCACCCCTTTTTTACATTTAAAAAGGACCTAAAATTAATTAAGTCCTTTAACTTTCTATATTGATTTATAAAGTACAATTATCCCTATTATAGACAGAATACCTATTAATATGCCTATTAAACATAATACTAATGCTATATATAATAAAGCCATGCCAACACTCCTTTTTATTTAGAGTATTAACATGACTTCTTTTTTATAAACATTTTTCTTACGCAATAGATTCAAATTGTGTATATAATTTAGTTTTCTGCTACAAGTTTTAATTGAGTAGCAGGGCTATTATTAGATGCTACATTATTCGGGAATACTGTTATTTTCATATAAGCTGGTGTTTCATTTATATTTCTTAAGTCCATAGTTACTGGGTCAGGTGTAATATTTGCCTTGTTAGTAGAATTATACTTACCATCACCAGTACAACCTCCTAAGTATGTTCCATCACTTGCATATACATACATTTCTTTATATAGGAATGTTGCTCCATTTATATTACTTAATACGTATTTCTTTTTATCACAAGGTATTTGTCCACTTAAATAAGCATCTCCCTTGCCACTACCTTTTTCTTGTCCTGTTTTTGTAATACCATTATCAGGTTTTGCACTCCATGTAACACCTTCTAATAAATTTTGTTCTGTAGTAACCCCACTAACAGTAACATTGCAAGTAGCTGACTTAGTGCCACAAGTAGCAGTAACTACAGCTTCTCCATTTCTTACTGCTTTCACTAAACCATTATTAGCAGTTACAATTCCTTCCGGTGATGTACTCCATTCAACAATATCAGTGCAGTTATTCGGTTGTATTGTTGGTTTTAATTGATAACTGTTTATTGTTGTAGAACCTATTTTATCTGCACTATTTAAGTATTCACTAGGGTTCATTATTACTGCTATATTATTAGTTTGAATATAATTAATAATATCCTCTTTAGTATCGCCCCAAGTAGATGGCACTGCTATATTAAAGAATGTTTTACCTGCCCATTCACCTTTAGTACAATATCCATTATTCATTCTTGTAATTGATATAGCTGCATCATTAGCATTTGCACCTAAATTTTTATCTGAGACAACATTCCAGTTATATAGTTTATATGTAGTGCTACCTAATTTTAGTGCTGCTATATCTGTATAAACTTTATCAGCATATAATTCAATAATTTTATAATCTCCGCTTGTTATTAATAGATTGAAATTAGCTATTGCACTAGCTTGAATATCAGTATCTTTATTAGGAGTATCTGCCATATTATGCGTATATTTTAATGTTACATTATTTTCACTAAATTCCAATGAATTAGGGAATAAAGATATAGAAATATGGCAGTTAGGTTCATATACATATATTGATAATGAGTTATTGTTGTTATTTCCTATATTCGAACGAATTAGTTGGTTGTCATTATTGTATAAAAATATTTTTGGATAAGTGTATTTAACACTACATGATAATGTATATAATCCGGTAGCCGGTATTGGAATATTTGCTATACATTTATCAGTTCCAGTTCCCATTATACCAGTATTATCATTTAGTTGTCCATCTTTCCAACTAAGTCCTTCAAGTAAATTAGTTTCAGTATCAGGTGTAGAACTTTCAATAGTTCCTAGTTGTAATGCAGTTTTATCTAAAGCTATACTAGTGCAGGCAACACTAGGTAAATTAACAGTAACATTACAAGTAGCACTATGGCTACCACAAGTTGCAGTTATAACACAAGTTCCATTTTTAATAGCAGTTACAACCCCATCTTCGACAGTACATATTCCAGTTGGAGATACACTCCATACTACTTTATCTGTTGTATCAGTAGGAGTTAATGTTGCAGTTAATGTTTGTGCAGCATCTGTTGTAAATGATAATGTTGCATTATTTAAAGTAATATTAGTACATGGAGTATCTTCTTGTAGTGCATTAATATAACCATCAACATATGTTAATCTCGCATTTATATAACTTCTTAATTGTTGAATATTATTAGTAGTTTTAGAAGGAATACCAGTAAATTTTCCTTCACCTGTTGTACTTGCATAATCTTCCTGTACTATATCTTTAGGACATACATCATTAAATTCTTCAAACTTTTGTATTATGTGGCTCACTGATAATACATCTTTTCTTAATTCTGCATATCTTGTTTTTAATTGTGGTATAAATAATTGCTGTAATCTTAAATATAATAAATTTCCTTGTTTTGTTACGCCATTACCTTCATCTTTTAAATCTTGGAAATCTTCACGTGCATAGTCAGTGGCAACAAATTTTGAACCATTCCACCAAAGTCCCCAGGTACTATCCATATCATACATACTTGCAATCCATTTAATTCCATCATAAGTAAAATATATTTGGTTTTTACCAAAGGCATCAAGTCCTGTACTAACTATACCATATAGTAAATAATCAATTAAACTATTAACATCAAAATAATTACCTAAATTAGCTTTAAACTCAGCATCAGTGGAATTCATAACAAATTTAATTACATTAGTCCAACTAGTTTTTATAGTGGCAGGAACTACGTCGTGCAATTCATCTGTCCAGTCGCTACCATTTATATTAGGTAATGCTCTAAAACATCCACTTTGATAATTTTCTCCACATAGAATACACTGAGTATCTAGTGTATCGTCCATATTACTCATCCATTTATCTTTTGGAATATTAAGAGTATATCTACCTTGGTAGCCTCCATTTCCATATACTATTATAGGAAATCCATCTATGGCACCTTGGTTAGGAGAAGTTCTAAGTAATTCTGGTAAGTTAGTATAATCGTTTCTAGTTTTTACTACATCACCCCATATTTTAGCTGATACAACGTTTCTCGCATGGGTAATGTCTATCCAGTTTGCCTTAAGGCAAAACTTACTTTGAGCACCCCAACCTTTAAAATCTATTTTTAATTTTTTTGCTTTATCTTTATCTTTATATAATTTTATAGTAAAGTTCTTTTTAGGGTATGACATTGAGCTAGTACCTTGACATTTTATTTCTGCCCAACCATGATATTCTTTTGTTTTACTATAATAGTCAAATTTCAACATTGTGTCAGTTTTAGAAGTTGGTAATGTGCCTTCGCTAAAATATATTCTTGGCATATCCATTAACTGTGGTTCTATAGCATTGCTTATACTTCCGCTTCCGATTTTACTTGCTAGGTCTTTATATTGTGTATTAAGGATTTTACCTTGTGCAGCACTCAAAGCAGCAGTAGTTGAGTCACTTTCTAGATTATTTACAACTTCTATTGTACTTCCACCTGCAGGTAATTCAGTTCCACTATCTAATTTTGTTCCATCCTCTTTTGCTAGGTATATTTTCCCACCTTCTACTATAGATTTAGCAGGCATTTTATTTACTTTGTCTACATTGTCTTTTGCTACTTTTTCAAGTTTATTTAATTTTGCACTAGAGATTACATCTCCATTTCCCCAATTAGTTTGATTGTAAGTTCCGTCACTATTATAAGTATCAATTGCATCTCCATCTAAACTAAGCATAGATACATCTGCTACAGCACTGTTAACTGTTGCTATGTCACCTTCTTCAAACAATGGTTTTAGAATATGTACTGCACCTTTTATTATTGGAAGTGATCTTATACTTTCTTGACTTTCATTAAGAAGTCTTAGTTGTAAATCATAATCTCCTAATTCAGTATCTTCATCTATTAATTGTCCCTCTATTACAAATACAACTTTACCATCGTCAGTAGCTTGTATTGGGAATTCCTTTTTCACCTCTGCATTTTTATACCACTTAACTTGTGCATAGGATGCTTTATATTTCACTAGTAAGTTACTTAAATCATCTGACTTATATCTGTATTTATTATCTACAATTTCTATTAACAATTTAATATTTCTATCATTCTTATATAGAAATATTTCTTCATCTAATTTGGCTGTATTCTTTGAAACTGTCAACTTACAATCGGTTGTGATGTAATCATTATTAGCCATTTCAAACACCTTCCTTTCAAAATAAAAAAGAGAACTAAAAATTTAATTTTAATTCTCTGCTTATTTATCTATTTTATCTGTGGATTTTAATTCTTCATTTTCTTTTTTAAGTTTATCTATTTGTTGCTTATATATTTCACATTGAGCTTGAAATAGTACTTTTTGATGATTAGCTTGTGCCAATTCTTGTTTATATATTTCAGTTATTATATTTATTGCATCCATTCAATCACCTCCTATTCTGTATAAGTTACTTTCATTGTTACACTACCACTACATACTGCATAGCTACTAGCATTATAAGCGGATTGAATACCAAAGCCTTTTATAGTACCACTGGAAATTGCATTTAATATAGTACTATTAGTTATAGTTAATTTACCACTACTGCCAACTGCAATACTAACACTACCGCAATTTGAACCATATGAAGGTTTTCCACTCGGTCTACTTGAGTAGTTATGAGTTTTTACTACAATTGGCACTGCTGCATAAGAACCACCTGATATTCTCTTAATAGTAAGTTCAATTTTATTAATAGATTTACCCTTAAATTGATTGAATTGAGTACCAAAGAACCAACATCCATTACAATCACCGTAGCCATAATCACCCTGTCTTGCAGTATTATCCTTCTTCCAGTTATTATATACAGTACTTCTATATGTATCACCACTGTTAGATTGTATAGTAAGTACTTTTGTAGTTGTTGTAGAAGGTGCTTGGTTACCGTCTGTAGTTTGGCTACCTCCTGCATATGTAGCACTAGCGTGTGCTATTATTTGTCCTGGTAATGTTGCAGCAGTATTTGCAGTAGTACCTCCACAATGGGCTGCATTAGCTATTGTTATTACTGCCCCACTTGTATCTTGGAATCCGTATTGTTTACATACACCACTTGATTTAGCGTCATGTATTCTTGCTCCAGCACTTCCTCTAAAACCTACATCACAATTGACGAATTGTATATCTTTATAATATCCAGTAGAATATGAGTCACCTACAATACCAACAGTTGCAGAGGTTCCATTAGTAGCTTTATTATCACTGCCATATATTTTTAAACTGTATCCATTAATTGGAGCATTTTCTTGTCCAATTAAGCTACCAGTTCTACTGGCAACTGCGCAGCCTGTACTTGGATGTATTATACCAACTTCGGCAGTTTCATTTCCCATCCATCCTCCCCATACACGCACTTTAGTAGAACTCATATAATTTCTTACATAACCATATACTGTATTGCCATCTAAATATAGATTTATTACACCACTAGTGAAAAATTGAAAATCTATATTTTCATAGATACTTTGTTGTATCCATATATTCACGGTTTTACCATTAAGGAACTTAGGAAGAGCGTCTAATGTCCTAGCTACTGTGGCAAATGTTACACCGTCATATAATTCATTATCATCACTACCACTACTACTGATTGATATTTGTATGTCATCATCCAATGTACTTGGGTATTGAGCACTGTTTATTTTATTCGCAGTTATTGTGTCAGCAGTAAGTTCCCCTTCAACTGAGAAACTATCCCCGATAACCTCGGAACCTTGTATCTGAGCACCAATTATATTACCTTCACTATCTACACTAAATGTATTACTTTGATTCCTAAAAGTACTACCTATTATAGTTGCTCCCGTAATAGTTTTACCATCAATAGCTCCATCAACTATCATATCTCCATTTACTTTTACTTGCTTAGTTATAATCCCTAACATCTCATCTGTTAATGTCATTGAACTTGCACTATTACCTCTAACCATCCATGAAAATCTATCTGCCAATTGTTCATATTTTGTTTCATTAGCTTTTATTACTGAACTTTTGGTAATTGTAGCTACTGGGATAGTTTTATTCACAGTAGATTTTCCTTCTATATTAATAGTGACATGTATTTCTCCTGCATTACCTGTCACGGTAAGAAGGGTGATTGTTTTATGGTCATTTTCTAGGTTTGCAGTACAGTTAGTGGTATCGGTTATAGTTACTTTGTACTGACCCTTAGTAGGCGTTGTGTTAACCGCCACTAAAGGAGTAGTCCCATTGTATATATTAATTTTAGTACTATTCCCAGTTTCTTCCACCACTACCTTATTGACTGTTGTGATGAACGTATTACTATATATAGCAGTACTTGTAGTCGGTCTACTAATTTTCGATGTAAAAGAATTACTATATATCTCACTCATAGACAATCACCTCTTTATTATATTTTTTCTATGCCTTGATTTGGATTTATCAATGAGCAAGGTACATTATCATATTGTTTTAGGTATAATCTATAATTTTCATTGTTTTGTATATTTATATTTATTGAACAATGTATTTTGAGTTCGTTATTCAATAAATTACCTTTAAAGGTTTTAATAGGTTCTATTTTATATATTTTATAGACTAATTCCATTTCATGTCCTATGTTTATTTTTCTATCTTCTATATAAGTTAATGTTGCATTTAAAACTATATCTGATACATTAAAACATTCTAATTCATTAGAAAATGTAGGAAATAAAAAATGAATGTTAGTTTCACCGTTTTCACTGTTCAAAGATTGTGTATCGCTATTTGATAGGTTATCCCTTTGCTGATATATTTCTTCTTGGCTCTTTGTAATATCTATATGGTATCTCCATAAATATTGAGATTTTAGCCAATATAAATCATTGGGTTGTATTATATCGTAATTCGTAGGATAGATAGTTGGTGGATGTGCTGCTTTATCATTAAATCCCAATACATGACCTAATTCATGGACTAATACATTCGTTTCAAGTGACTTATTATCCCCTAAAGTTCTATTGTTCAATTGAACTTGTGCCTTGACATTAGATGAATCTAAACTATTTATTAATGTTGCCCCCCAAAATGGTTCATCAAAATTATCTTTTGTTATAGTATTATTTTCAGTGTCATTTATCGTATAATTTAACGCCTTTAAGGCACAATTAAATTTATATAAACCTTTTTCAATTACACTTCTATCTATATTATTACCTATCAATTTAAACCCTTCTGAAAAACTCCAATTATGGTATGGAGGTAATGCAGTCGTGCTCTCTAAAATGTTCTTATTACCATCACTTGTAGTTTCAGTACACCATCCTCCATTACATGGATATAAACCATTAATTAAATGAGTTGATTCTGTGTTTTCATGTTGTAGTGTTAAAAAATATGGGACATGATCATTATCATATACTATACAATGTGATTTATAATTCTGATAATGTCTATTATAAGCACTTGCTATATCAAATTCTTTTCCATCAACAACTGCTTTATAATCTTTAAAAGTTACACCTTCGGGAGTTTCTCCACATAGAATAACAGGTATTGATAGACGACCATTTGAGTGTCTACCTTCTATGATAAGCTCTTTTTCTATTGAGCTTTTAATTCCAGCTTTAGTGGTTATATTAAAAAATTGATAAGTATTATAATTATCTTTATTAAAAACTACATATCTGTTATTAAAAGATAAATAATGTGTATCATATCGTTCATATATATATACTGCTTGATTATAAGTGGGAGGACTATTTAAACGAACTCCCACAGTAAATGTATCGCCAGCTTTAACAAATATAGTTCCTAACTGATATATGGCTTTATTTTTTTCATATGTTATATTTTCATCAATTTCTATATTACCAAACTTTATAGTTTGGTCTCCATAAGCTATCTTAACCGTACAGTTACAATTTTTATCTTTAGGCCAGTCTTTATTACAAAAAGTTGCATAATTATTATTGAAATCCAAAGCATAAATATCGGTATTATTATCTATTGATAATTTTACATTTTTCACATTATTTCCATTTGTATTATAAGCTAGTTTTACAATTTCATGTTCATCATAATATTTTGTAAAGTCAAAACTCATAATATCGCCTCCTATGGTATATTTACTTTTATTTCATAAGTATCATTATAATTTTGACCGTCTGTAATACGTATTGTGCATGTACCATTAGTTCTTGGACTAACTATGCCGCCTTCTTCTACAATGGCAATATACGTATCACTTGAAGTCCATGTAATATTTCCATTGAATCCATCGGGTACAATTAAAGGAATTGTATAAGATGTATCATATGTAGTAAATGTATGAGTTTTATTATCTTCCGCTATTTTAAAGCTATTATTGGTTGGATGATTATATGTGAAGTCAGCTGAATAATAAGTCTCACCTTCACCACTATCACCACCAGATTTAGCTTTTAATACTCCATTTGTTACAGTTAATGTAATTTGTTTTGATACACCTGAATGTGAAGTACCTGTAATTGTTACTTCACCATTAGCTCCTGCATAACTACTACATAATCCACTATGACAATTTACTAGGCTTGTATCACTAGACTGCCATGTGATTGACTTGTTAATACAATTATCATTGAATTTTGGTCTAACGACACAATTATGAGCACTATCATTGAAATCTGTAGCTTCTAACTCAAAATCAGATGAATTTTCAACTAAATTATCTGTACTCAATGGATAATATTTTACCCAATCAACGTATTGAGTTATTTCAGTAGTACTACTATCAGGAGTACCACCACTAGCGCCAATTGCTTGATTAAGTAAAATAAAGTGTGGTATATGGAATGCTCTATTATCAGTAGCACTTGTTCTGCTTAATTCATTTCCATCAATAGAGAAAATCAAACTACCATCTGTATTCCATTCCATCGCAAACTCATGCCAATCCCCTGTAGGGTAATTGTTATACCATACACGGCCGCTTTCTTCTTTTTCATTGAAGAATGTACCACAAGTTAGTTTTCCATTATAAAATTCCATTACATCAAATTCACCACAGTAAGCCCACCATTCGCCTAATGTATCAGGGTTACCATTTTCTTTATAACCAAATTCGAAACTGTCACCTAAAGTCCAGAATGCACCAAAGGAACCATTGTAATTGCAGGCTCTAACTCTAGCTACTATTTTACCATACATAAAAGCAAAGTGTCCTTTAGATATAATTGATGCGGATGTCCAAGAACCATCACTTGCTTTTTTACCTCTTAATGCCAATATACCATTATTGATTTCAGCATTAGTATTTGTATACTTTTGAGTTTCATTATTTCTAACATAACCTAATTCATATCCCCATTTATTAGTGTCTACACTATTACCTGAAAAATCATCTATTACATAAGCACCAGTAGAATCTAATAATGAACTTGAACTTGACTCATTTTCCTTCAATGTACCAGTAATAGCAGTAGTTGAATCACCAGTAGCACATATTAATATTTTAGTTATATTTGCTGGTACAGTAAACGTATATGATAAGGCTTTATTTGACCAGTCATCTGTATTACCTTCGACATATGATACATAAGAATTTGATGAATTATAATAACAAACACATACATAATTAGCTTTATTAAGATTGATAGTATATGATTTACCAGCAGTTACACTTATATAATTTAATGTGCTATAGTATTTTCCATCTGTGGTATCTGCAATCACACCATCATTAAGTCTTTTATATTGAGTGAAAACTAATGCATCTTTATTTACTAAATTAATTGTAAATACATTACTTGTCTTAGTAGTACCTTTTGCAGTTGTAACTCTTATAGCCATTTTATAAGTTCCGGCACTAGCCTTATCATCATGCTTAAATTTATAAGTTGTTCCATTAGCAGTTACATCCTCTGTTTTATCATAGAATACATTTCCTCCATCCCATGATACTTCATGTTTTGTTACCGCTATATTTGTACTATACTCAATATAAAATTCTGTTTTTTCAGGTTGTGTTATGTTTGCTATATTACTTATAGTTAATGTTTCAGTGGTAGGACTAGATTCTGCGGTTATAACAGTAATATAAATTTCACCTGTAACATTAGGTATATTAATATTGTTACCACTAACAGCTGAACTACTTATATCAGTTCCACCCATTACACAGTAAATTTCGGTTACTGTATATCCAGTTTCGGGAGAAATAGTAGTGGAATAACTGGAACCTTCCTTAATTGACGTAATTGAGTTAGAACTTGTCGCTTGATTTAAAGTATAAGTTATAGTGTAATAAATATCAGTAGTTCCTCCACCAGATTCAGTATATATACATTTTAATTTACAGTTATTGTATGTTCCATTATCCCAGCTACTAACATTAAAAACAGCTTCTGAACTGGTAAAGGAAGTGGCACTTATATAATTACTTCCCCCATCTTTACTAATTAATATATCTGTAATGTTAGTAGCATCGGTTGTAAAATTCACGGTCAATGTATCCCCTGTTGTACTGGGATTACTTGACACAGTTATTGTTGCCATAAAAACACCTCCATTAATCACAAGTAGTTACTATACACTCTTTACTAAGTATTATAGTATACCCGTCTTGATTTTGAATTGATTCCTTTATTTGATTTAATCCCTCTTTTGTTGCATATGTATCGCTTACTGTCATCTTGAACCCATCTAATGACTGCTCTAATTTTGCTTGTTTACTAGTTACATCATTTACATTGGTTTCTAATTTACCTATTACAGTTGTATGCTTATCAACAGTGTCCTTAGTGCTATTATATTCATCCTTTAATTGAGTAACCGTTCCGTCAGTTTTAGTAATGGTTGTGTTACTTATTAAGCTACTAATTTGCCCTTGTGCTATACCTATATTAGTTGTATTAGTCGTTACTTGTTCAATAACACTGCTTAAATCCCCATCTACAGTAATATTTTTAATTGTATCGACTGTCTTTTTAAGCTGATTAAATGATACATCCAGTGTTTGCTCGGTATCATCGAATTTTATATGACTTGCTTTTATAGTACTGGTGTTATTATTTATATTACTAATAACACTACTGATATCTAATTTGCTGCCATTTATATTGGCATTATCCGCCACTTTACTATCAACTATTAATCCATCTTTTATAGCATCACTGGATTGTATACCATTTTGATTTATGAGTTGCCCTTTACCATCGGCGCCATATAATACAAATGTAAAATCTCCCTTAGCATCTTTACCTATTTGAATACGTACATTGCCTGCCTTGTCTTTAAATTGTTGAAGATTACCTTGCAATAACATAGAACCGTCATCACTCTGAATACTTACATTATTAGTATTAATAGTTCCTGTATTAATTTTATTAGCACTAACAGTATCAATCATAGCATCTTTTATTAGGGCATCTGCTATAGTAACTTTTCCAGATGTAAGTACTAAAGAATGGATATTATCCATGGTTAAATTACCACCAATTAAAGTTTGTATTTCAGCTACTGTGGCTTTTAAATTAGTTATAGTTGCATTTATAGCATCTAAATTACCGACATTTAAATTATCAATTTTGGCATTTACTGCTGTAAAGTTTTTAGTGGTAAGGTCTTTGAACTCACCATAGTCAGCTTTTATCTTTTGTGCCTCTAACTCTACTACTTTTAGTTTTGGTACGCTCTCTCCATCTAATAATAAATTACCTTCATCATCTATATATAGCCATGGAGCCTTTCCATCTTTTGTAAGTGTTTCCAACAATTCTTGTAGGTCTTGTGGAATTTTAGTATCGGGGTCAGTTTGTAATACTTTTGTATCGGGGTCACCACATAAATCGGTTATAGTTTGTTTAGCAGTTTCCATGTTGTTAGTTGCGTCTTGTAGTTCTGCACTCATCTCCTCTGTCATTTCTTCTGTACTTAATGCTTGCATTAATACACCAACAATTCTATCCATAGCCTCATTATAATCTTCTCCGGCTTGTTGAATATCACCTATTTTGGGATCCTCGCATTCTTCGTCTTCTATACCTTCAACTTGTACATCAATCCTGTCTTGGTCGTCCTCCACAGTGTCTGGCACTTCATAATATGTATCATCTTCCGTAGCATCATCCTCTGCAGCCCTATCGAAAGCAGCCACAGTAGCTACTTCCTGTTCCTCTGCAAATTCTTCCATATCCTCATCTAGTGTTGGCCACACAATCATCTCACCGTCATCATCATATATGGGTCTCTCAACGTGCTCTTGTCCATCACCTATCATATATTCACCTCCTATCCTATCATAAATCTACCGACAAATAATATATTCTTACTCGCAAGGTTTTTAACCTTTACTTTTCTAAATACTCCACTTGATAATCCATTAGTACATTCAAGTGCCACATAGTCACCATCTTTGTCTTTTTCTACTACTATAGCAGTATGAGATATGGCCATAAAATGACCATTATTTTTACTATCTGCATCCATAAATATAATATCTCCGATGGCTAAGTTCTTAAATGTTTCTAAATCTGCCACATCTACTACCCAATTCTTTTGTACAAAGTATTTACCTATATTAGCCTCATCTCTAGTACTTGGTATTGCCCAACTAACATTATTATTTCTATTATTATTAGTTTTCTTTTCATTGCCATATGGAGATTTTTCATAAGTCCAACCTGTTAATACATAGTTAAGAAAACAACTATCATCAATTTGATACTTACCATTTGTTTTCCACTTACTGATATTATCAGCTGGATTCTTGAAGTCACATGGAGTAGTTGCGTTATATTTGAACTTACTATTATTATTGTAGTAACTGTTGGCAATTTTAACCAAATCTGCCGAATATTTAAATAGTGGTTGAGCATAATTACTACCTTTTTTCTTAGCTCCAACACTTCCCAAATATGCCTTATCGCTAATGGTAGTATCTGGATTATAGTACACAGATACAATATAAGTAGTATTTGCCTTTGGTAAAAGTACTCCGTTCTTACAGTCCACACCTTCTAAATACACTGTATCCGGTTGTATTAGCTTGAACCCTTTTGCAGTCGTGAACACGATACGTGCATAGTAACTATCATTGTAGTTTGTAGATGAAGTTGCAGGCACTCTAAATTGTAGTTTTTTCAATGGTTTATTATAAGTGTATACCCTTTGGCTATCAAGCATTTTATTACTAGTTGCACTGTCACTTTCCCATTCTGCTCCTTCACCAAAGTATAATATTTTCTTTTTATATTCTTTATAGTATGTTTGTGTACTTGCTTTATCTTTCATTCTATATCCGTCTGTTGTTAGACTGCTAAGCCAATAATATTTATCTGTGGCATCACACATATCTTTTGGTTTTCTTAAGAATATCACGTATCTTGTTTTATTACAGTAGTCCAACATCATATTGTTAAGTGAATCTATTGCCTCATTCATTTGTTTGTAGTTGCCAGACTGTGAACTTCTCAAACGAGGTTCTTCACATACAAATATAGGCTTCTTCGGATATTTCTTTAATAGTGCTTTTATTAGTGATTGATAGTCTTCCACAACGTTATCTACATTATCCCCAAGTGCAGGAACTCCGAAAGCTAACATTACATGACTAACACTCTTAGGGTATGGTGTTTTGTCGGTAACTCCGTTAACAGTGATGTTAGTAATAAGTTTTCCACCTTCTACAAAATCTTTAGGTGCAGCACTGTTAAGTCCTTTAAAAGTAATTTCATAAGTTGTTCCGTCGTCATCATCCACTATATCTTTTGGAGGTGTTGGTTTTGTAGCTGATTGATTTTTCACTTTTGCCTCTTTATCCGCTCTTGCTAAATCCCATGGTCTAAGTATTATACCATGTGTATACCAATGAGACATACTGCCTCTTGAACTATATGTTATACTCATGTCCTCGTATCTTATAGCTCTAGGCCATTTATGACCACCACTAGCATGGGCTATCATACGTTTACCATTTACTTTTCCACAATACACAACTACGTGGTGAGTACCGGCAGTGGCATATTTACTATTTCCACCTGATTTTGATGCCCATGCAACTGTTACATTTGAAGGTACAGTCGCATTACTTAGCATAATTAAGTCTCCAGGTAATAATTCATTAATTGTTTTACTTGTTAGTTTCTTTAACGTATATCCACTATATTTTGTAGCACTTTTTACTAAAGTACCGTAGGCACAATTGGCTCCACCATATTTAGCAGTTACACTTCTAAGTCCGGCATATAGGTATGCACATGAACTAAGAGAAGAACACACATAACAGTATGGATTTTTAATACCGTGTATAGTTCCACTAACTCTATATCTTTTACTATCATCATATATACAAGCTCCTGCATAGTAAGTAGCTTTTTTATATTTCTGGTGTAATTCACATATTTCCTTAGCCTTATTGACTATTTTCTTTCTAACGTTTTCAGCAACACCTTTTTTATTAGTAGTGTTACCCTCTATTTTCCATGTAGGGGCACTCTTAACACTTGCTGCTCTAGTCATTGCGGATTCAGTTGATACAGCAGTAGCTTCTGCGCTCTTATTTGATGTACCTGGTTTTATTGCTCCATAGCCTCTTTTTCTACCTTTTTCGTCAATACAATATGGTAATTGTCCGTCTACTACCTTATACCATCTTAAATAGTATTCTATATTTTTTGCTGTACCCGCGTGTTTTGTAGATACATACCAACTTCTACCGTTAGCCCATGCGGCAGTACCTTTTTCCAATTCTTTGAAATATAAAGATTGTACTTTAGAACTTTGTACTGTATATCCATATCTATTAACCCATGATAAACCATTTTTCATTGCAACATATCTACATATTAATAAATCGCATCCATATAAACCAAAGTTATATCCAACCAATGCGGCGAATATGTTCCATTTAAAACGTTTTAAGGATTTTCTAAGTTCATTACAACCAAACATTACTTGATTAGCTACACCCTTATCCACTTTTACCCCGTTAATAGTACGTGTACCACAACTTTTAGGTTTCATAGTACTATAGCTTGGGGTAAAGTAGTCTTTACTACCATCCTTAAATTCTATAGTTTGTTTTTTTCCAAAATATGCGTCCCTTTCACATTGCATAAGTCCATATCCTCCACCACTATACTTAGTAGCGTCATATGGATTGCCACTGGATTCTGCATATATTATTGCATAAACTAGTTGTGGGTCAAGTCCAAATTTTTTACTATAATGTTCTACCATAACATATATTTTCCAATGGTTGGATTTACTTCTCAAATTTTTTAAATCACTATATTTATCACTCCATTTACCTAAGTCGAATTTAGCATAATAATCTACTGCCGCTTTGTATTGTTTTGCAGTTTTACTACTATCCTCCTTTTTATCAGGCTTAGGTTGGTCAGGCTTAGGTTGTGTAGTAGGTGTTTTACCTTTTATTTCACCACATTTATATTTAATGCAGTCGTGGATTCTACTATCTCCTATCCATAATCCATTGTCTATGCTCTTTATATTTATGCTTCTGTAATCCTCTGTATCATCGCTTATTTTATCTGTATCATCCCCTGGTTTTATGGGATCTGGCACTACTTTGTCTGTATATTGTTTAATAAGTTTATCAATTAATTTTTTATCCACTCCTAGTTGGTTTAAATAGTTTCTAATAGCAAGTAAATCACTAGCGGTTAATTTACCATGCTTTTTAATTATATCTACAACATCTTTGACTATATCATCCTTGTTAAGGGATTTTATTTTGCTGCGCAGTTGTTTGAAGTTTCCTAAAGTCACACTGTTTTTAGTTCTGTCTGTAAAACTGATTTCAAATTTTGAAATACGTGCTTCTAGCTGAATCGGTGGATTAAATTTTCTACTGACAACATAGTTAGTATCACCAACATCAATTTCCTCATAATCTCGTTCAGTCATGTACACTGGTATCTCATAACTAAATTTAGTTTTATTCAGTTCTTTTAGTTTTGCATATCCCTCATGTATTAATGTGTATATATCATCGGCATCACTTTTATATTTCATCAATACATATTTTCCACCATTATTAAGCATCTCATGTGCCTGCTCATCGAATATATAGTTTTGTCCAAGAGGTTTGTCTGTTGGATCGCCTTGTTCTTTTTCCCATTTGACATCACTAATAGTAAGACCATTCTTTCCTACTGGTATAATACCACTGCAGAAGTTTGTAATATCTCCAGTACGTTTCATACCATAACTATTTCTATCACTCTCAAATCGTTTGTATCTCTTAGTACCACGTTCACCACTTGCAAAACAATCTACATAGAAGTTAAACTTACCACGTTTTATATCCACTGGAACTGTTCTAAATTGCCACTCACATTCATACAATATTGAAGTGGCATTCTGTATAACTGAATATACACTAGTAACCTCTGTAGCCTCTACCCTAAAGGCTTCTTCGTCTAATGAAGGGCTTACATACCCTACCTTGTAATTAGTATCCATTAATATTGTTTCTAGTAGTTTTGTGGCATTCCCATCAGCCACAAATTTATCCACATAACTATTGTATAATTCAATTCCTATAAACTCTGCATAAACTGTAATAACTACATCGTCTATGTGCTCAATACTAGTAGTTTTCTTTATCTGCATAAGTTTAAAGTTATCTTGCCAGTAAAATCCAATATAGTTACCTTCTAAAAATATTAATTGGTCTTGATAACTTACTTTAAAGGAGGCAGTATAAGTTTCTGCCCCTGTTAAAAGTTCACTGGTATATGTATCATCGTATACTTTTATACTAATTGTGTTTATGGTATTTATAATTTTTATCAGTTTTTTCGTGTTGTCTAAAATATATAAGTTTTTATTCATACATATACCTCCTATTCACTCGTTAAATCTAAATCTTGTGACGGTGTACTTCTGTCTTCATCAACTACACCTAACCATTTTTCTCTTATTAATACTCCTAAACTTGCTGATGTATCATCACTAAATACTTGTAATGTTGTTTCTCCTTCATCCACCGTGAAGTATGAACTACCAATGTCCACTAAATCATTCCTTAATTCATTGTTTAAATAGCAATCACCATTCTCAAAATCTAAGTCTAATTTATCACCACTCTCAAAGTATTTTACATTAACTTGCTCCTCACCTTCCGGGTTAAGCTCGTATACTCTTATATCACTAATACCTACTCCACAAGCATTCTCTAACTTATCTGCCATAGTTCCTATATATATTGCTAAGTAACTTAATGGGGCAGTAGAATACTCGCTACTGCGTTTGTTATTAGCTGATACAGATTGAGTAAATTTTCCATCATCATTCTTTTGTACTTGTGCACTATATACGTAGTTTTTACCAGTTTTCTTTCTAGTTAATGTGAAATATGCGTTGGCATCATTCCAGCTACCATGTTTACCACTCATGTAGTGGTTAGTAACAATCTTACCAGAATTATCAACTGTCTGGTCGGTCTTTTCTTTTGGTTTATCATTACTTGTGATTAATATAGATTTTTTACTCACGCTCACCTCGGCTTGATTATATTCAAAGTAAGGATTAATATCACCTAAATATAATCTAAATATTTGAGTACCATTGACATCGAATCCATATACCTCGGCTATTCCTGTCTTATGGTCTGCATATGCAGGGTCGTCACTGTAATCAACACTATTATCCAATGCTGCTGCCCCTTTAAGGTAATCTATATTTATATAACCAGTATGTTTTTTACCGTTCTTATCCTTCCAAGGTTTGTATATTCTATAGTATGTTATTGTCTGGGATGCACTATTAGAATCCTTTGGTTTATATGTATATGCTCTTTGTATTATTCTCAATTTTGTTCCATATGGTATAGTACATTCTACCTTACTGCCTGGGTTAGGTTTTGTATATACTGCACAACTACCTCCTGTTAATGTTTTACTTGGAGTTAACCACATATTCGCCACGGTGAATTCCTTTACAGTACTTTTAGAATTGTCCTTTACTTGTTTCTTTATATATTTTGCAGATACATAATAGGTCTTAGTTTTATATTTTATCTTTGCCCAACCATTTTGAATTGTTACATCTGTTAATTTTGTACCTTTAGGTATAATCCCTTGAGATTTTCCTTTTGTGCTAGGTTGGGTTCTGTAGTTAACACCATTGGCAGTTACTTCATAATAAGTAACTTTGCCACCCTCAATTACAGTTTCTTTGACCTTCTCTTGCTCACTTAAAACATTGTTAGGGTCCCCATTCTTACCACTTGACCTACATTGCATTCTCACCATTACTTTAAAATCATCAAGATTTTTACTTAGTGCAATACGTGCACACGCTCCTTTTATTTTCTCTGTGCTACTGCCTAATTCACTAAGTATAAAACTATTACCGCTAGAAGAAATTGTAAATGATCCGCCTGTACCACGACCAGAATTAATATTAGCACCGCTTTGAATTAATGCGCCTACACTTTCACATGGGTTGTGCAATATAAGAGTTTGCTCCTTCTTTGTAGTGCTAAGTTGTAGTTGTGGGTAATCTCCTACTAATATTTTTTCTCCAGTTTTATTATTTTGTAATTGTGCAAAATGTGCGTCTGCACCAAATCCTATACTTACATATGGTAGTGTTGCTAATTCACCATTGTTTTCCACTACAACTGTCTGTTGGTTATCTTCTGCATTGTATGCCTGCACATTGTCACTATAGCTATATGGTGTGTGGCATATAAGTTCAATGTCAGCATAACCACTCATACTATTCTTTTTCTTTACCTTTAATGCACCTTTTAACATACCATAAATTGTAATATTCTCACAAAATTTTATTGGCACTTCCTGTTTGGTACTTAGTATATCATGCAAACATTGTACACGAGTTCTATATTCCTCCTCACTAGCTCCTATTACTGCAAGGGATATAGGAATAGTTACAGGATCATATTTTGCCCCGTCAAATATTTCTCCATCCCTGCTGCTAACATTTATGGTATCGATAGATTTTTCCGGTATGTAAGGTTTTTCTATACTAGTTACTATTGCTAAATCATTTATTTGCGAACCATTAAAATTAAAATAATTATACATAATCCTTATCACCTCTAAATCTATCTTGTTGGTTTTGCAAGTAATCATTTGTGTCTTGTACTGATTTAGCCACCTTTTGCCCAACTACTACTTTGTCCATAAGTATTGGAGTATTAGTATCTTGTAACGCCTTTTTATATTCTTTTCCCATTTCTTTATAGTCGAATTCTTGTTTACTATCTTGCATTGCTTGTGCCATACCTTTTATAGCATAAAGTAAATTACTATCAACTGTGTTTTCACTATTTATATTAATACCAGCTGTACTCATATTAACTTTACCCAAGAATTTATTTGTGTCTATAGTAGTTACTAAGTCTTTGGCATAATCCTTAATAGCTTGTATAGTTTTACCTGCATTCGCCTCAATACCGACAGTTACACCGGCAGGAATCATTTTCCCTACCATGTCTCTAAATACTGTTGATGGGGAATGTATACCTAAAGCACCTTTTGCAGCATTTAAGGCTCTACTTGCTATATTTTGCATTGTACTAAATAAATTACCGGCAGCATTAGTAATACCAGTAATAATACCGTGTATAATATTACTTCCTATACTTACCATTTTACCTGGTAGACTGCTAATACCATTTATAATATTGTCTTTGAATCTTTGTGCAGCTTCTCTACCCTTTTGTGCAAAACTTGCTGCAAAAGATATTACCCTTGAAATCGTTGATACTAGAAAAGACCATACACGACCTGGTAATTGTCTAATAAATGTACTTACTCCATTTAAGAATCTACTACCGGCTTGTTGTGCTCTACTTGCCATTTGTGTAGCCCAGCTACCAACACGGCTAATAGTATTTACTAACCAAGTCCACACTTTACCAGGTAACTGTTGGATAAATGTAATAGCATTTTGCACAAATTTACTACCAGCTTCATATGCCTTTTGAGCCATTTGTCCTACCCAAAGTACGGCATACGCTACTGCATAACATAACCAATACCATATAGTTTCCGGTAAATTACTAAACCAATCTCCTATATTACTTATCATTTGTGGTACAGTTTCAGTAAAGAAGTTCTGTAATCCTTGTATGGCATTACTTGCTACAGTTTTTATATTTTCCCAAAGGTTAATCCAAAATTCTTTAAATCCGTCAATATTATTCCATGCCCAAATAAAACCAGCTACAAGTGCAGCAATTGCAGCTACAACTAATATAATAGGGTTAGCCATTAATACTCCCCATAAGGAACTTAGTGCTGGAATTACAGTGTCTGTTATCACTGGAACAATTGTATCTAATAGAATGGATTTAAAAATTAAGAAGGTTGTTCTTACTGTATTAAATGCTCCTTTTAATATTCCTATCGCCTGCTTCATTTTTATAAATCCCTGGATAGCTTTACCCACAACTAATAAAATTGGACCGACGGCAGCCACTAGTAGAGCGAATGTTACTATTATTTGTTTAACGGGGCCAGGTAAACTTTTTAACCAACGTACTAATACTGTAAGTCCATTAACTATCTTTGTTAATACTCCCGTAGTATCTCCTAAATCATACTGTAAGCCTTCCCAGGCACTACTTAATTGCTTTAATGCCCCACTTAATGTACTGCTTAATGTGTTAGCCATGTCTTCGGCAGTTCCATCACTATTTTCAAGTGACTTAGTAAAGTCCTCAATATTGTCTGCACCGGTATTACATAATATACCCATACCTTTAATACTATCCGCAGTAAATGTTGTCATAAGTGCAGCAGTTTTTTGTGCGTCTCCCATACCTTCTGTTGCCTTATCTACATCACGTATTATGTCGGTCATACTTCTAAAATTACCATTGGCGTCCTGTACTTTAACGGACGTATTTCCTATTTGTATTGCACCATTTTTCATCTTTTGAGTCATATCTCTTATAATTGCATTTAAGGCTGTACCACCTTCACTACCTTTAAGACCAGCGTCTGCAAATCTACCTAATATTGCAGTAGTTTCTTCCAAACTCATACCGGCATTATGTGCATTAACTGCACAGTTCTTAAATGCTTCTCCTAGCATTTCAGTTGTTGTATTCGAGTTAGCTTGTGCATAAGATAGTACGTCTGCCATACGACCCGCTTGGTCAGCCTCTAACCCAAATGCTGTTAAGTAATCCATTTGTTATTAACGTGGAGCTTTTTATCTATTAATAGTAGGTCAATTCCTACATCCACCTCTGGGAGTTTCCTCCATTTTCATCAACTAGTCAATTCTAGTTCAGTTTGGCATATATTTTCATCTTCATCCTAAATGTTAAGATGTTCGGCACTCTTGAAGGGATTATATTTATTCACCCTTTATGCTCTACAGTGCTTTATAGCCTTTCGTAATCTACAAAGTTACCTCGGTATTAGCATATTCATAAGAACTTAGCCTTCACCGATTTTGCCGAATTCTTTATGCTATGAATTTCTTCATAACCGACCAATTACTTTTAGTCACCAAATCAGATGCTTGTGCTAAATCCATTCCAGATGCAGCGGCCAAGTTAAGTACCCCAGGTAAACCGTCAGCACTCTGTTGTGCATCCCAACCAGCAAGTGCCATATAACCTAGGGCGTCAGCACATTCACTGGCACTGAATACTGTGGATTCTCCAAACTTCTTAGCAGTGTCTTCCAGCATTTGGAAGTCCTTACCAGTGGCACCTGATAGTGCCTTAACTTTTGCCATTGAATCCTGGAATTTCATTTGTGTTTGAACAACACTTGCTCCCAGTGCCATTACCGGTGCTGTTATACTGGCAGTAAGCCCTGCACCTACAGAAGATAATGACTGGCCAAAAGATTTTAAACCTTCAAATTGTGTCTGTGTATCTTTAACTTTTGCAACCGCTTCATTTAGCTTGCTATTAAAATCATTCATCTCTAGTTTTAAATGTGCAACTATACTACCTAAATCTACTCCTGCCATAGCCTCACCTCCTTTTATGTAATAAAAAAACTGTAAGACTTTTATAATCTTACAGTTACTAATTCATTAATAAATCTAATCCTGGATTATGATGCTTGCTTTCTTGTATATCTTCTATAAACGTAGGCTTTTCACTCTTTCCATCCTTATTTGGTTGCATTCTATTATAAAGATATGTACATGCTTCATCTATACAGTATCGTGCATATATGTCATCGTCTTCTATGCCTAGTATATCACTAGGGCGACATCCGAAAGTTTTGGCAGTACTAATAACATTTATTATTTTCCTACTTTTGAATAAAGGGTATAACTGCATCAACAGTTCCCATTGATCCACTCATTATTTGCATCTTTTGAGTATCAGTCATAAACATTTTTATATCATCAAATAATGGCTCTACCATACAATCTCTACAGATAGTATCTATCATTTCCATTACCATTTTAAGTTCATCTGGATTCATATCAGATGTATCAACTTTTCCCTTTGATTTTTTATTGCCTTTACTAATAAATAAATCATCCACTGTTTGTAATAGATTATTAGGAAGTTTTCCTGCTGCTATCATTCCTAACATACTCACAGGTTTTATTCTTACTTCGATTTTTTCGTTTGGTTCAAATCCATCTATTTTTATAATTCTTGTAGCTTTATTTTTAAAAGCTTCCGCATTTATAACACTCATTTATATTCCTCCTAACAGTTTTTCTAAGATGCTTCTGGGTCAACTGGCACTTCATCAACGAAAGTTATTTCTTTTATCGGAAGACTAGCTTTTGTATTTTCTCTTGCTTTTATCTTAAATTCAGGTGCGTAATATCCGTCGCCAACTTCCATATCTGGGAATTTTCCATAGCATTTATTAAGAGTAATTTTTACATAATTTACTATGGAGTCTCCTGAATAGTTTGCAACATATATATCGCATTTAAATGGTTTCCCTGTAAATCCTTCTGTCATCATTGGAGTAGACCATTTTTCTTCCTTGCCAGAACCAGTAACTTTATAACCTGCAACTAATTCAGCTGCTTTGGCATCAAAAGTATTATCAGTTAAAGTCATATCATATCCGTAGATTAAATCATTAGTTCTTACAACTGCGAGTATTTGCTCTGGGCTTCTTAATATATCTTCATCGCCTTCGCTTAACACAGCTTCTAGTTCTGCTTTTTGTGCAGTTTTAATGTGAGTTGCTATTCCACTATTTTTAGCAGCTCCAGTTGACTCATCAAGTTCAGTCAGTACAACTTTCTTGATATTGTATAATATCGCCATGCGTTTCAATCCTCCTTTAATAAATATAAGTACTCGGCGTTTTGCATGATACCGTTGATATGTAGCAATGCAAATTTTCATCCCAGTACTCTTGCTTTAATTCATGTATTACTTCAATGTCATTTTCAGTTAACATTCTTATAACTTTTTTTCTTAATTCATCTAACTTAATTGGACTATTAGGACAATAAATATATATAATCCATATGTCCCATCCGGCCAAATCGTTATTCATGCTAGTTAACACGCTATTTTGTTTTAATACCAAAGTATCTTCTGATATTTTGCTTTTAACTTGTTGCGTTATATCGACTTTACATATTTCACTTAGCATTTCATATATTTTAATACGGTTCACATACATTCACCGCCTATAATCTCAGCGCTAATAACATACTTTTAAATGTTTCAATTTGGCTATCTCTAGCTTCTTCTAATATTTTGTATTTACCTTCAAAAGCTCTTCTAGTCTCAAGCCATATACCATAGTCAACACCATGAGTAATAGATATATCAAGTGTTGTTCCTTCCCATTTAGCGTCTGCAGTAATCCCGGCTGTTGCGCTACCAGTTCTATCAATCCATTTATGATTAGATTGAGCATATTCTTTCATTTGAGAAGCTACGGTATTACCTATGGTAGTTATTCCCGCCTTAGTTCTCTGGTCCATATTTCTTAGGTTGTTTATTACTTCACTAGCATCTATAGTAATATCACTCATTTAACTCAATCCTTTCAATCGGTATTTCATATAATAAATTGTAGTGTACTATGTCTAAGAAAATCCCAACTCTATAATAAATCCCATCAATTTCAAGATAATCATCTTCTTGTATAAGAATATCTTTCTCATAAGGTATATATAAAGTTGCTGAGGCATCTAACTCTACAATTCCTTGTCTCTCGTTAGTTTTGGTTGGTAAACGTGAGCTACTAGCATTGTCTATAATTCCTTTTATTGTACCTATATATGCCATATTCTCATCTAAATTTTTACATCCGTATTCATCTTTACTATAAATATCCCTGTATACTTTTATTTCTGTGCCATATTGATTGATAACTGCAGCAACTTTTGATTTTATAGCATTAATATTCATCTGCTCTACCTACACACTTCCCGGTTAAAGATTTAGATATAGTTGAAGCACCACTGGGATTTGCCATCCATTTTTTATAAAACATTTGAGCTAAATTTTGCCACATTTGAGAATTATTTTTTATGCTGATTGGTCCAACTGTAATATCTTGAGCATCTGCTTTCATCATGCAAGCAACATAGCATAATTCATTCATATCATCATATAAATTGCACATAGCTTCTAATTGATCATCTGAGAAATACGGATAATTTTCTTCTTGTAAAAATATTTTCGCTTGTTCTACATTTAACATTAAAATTCCTCCTTACGTTAAAATACCCCTAGGAATAGAAGTCTCTAAACCTAGAGGTTATATAAAAGGAATATAAATGAGCTAAATTATATTATATCTCCTGCACTGCCACCTGTTTTGGCTGCACTTATATCTGCAACTGCACAATAATCAATTGTTTCAAATGAAGGTATCATCACAGAAGATACAATTGTAACTACATTCACAGGGTGTTTTTCTTTATAAGTAGTTATTGCAGTTCCTGTGTTTACTATTGATACTTGAGCATCTGAGCCTGTCATAAGGTCTGACTCTTCAGGAGTTGTTCCATACCAAGTTGAGCCTAAAGGACCAGATGGCATTATTGCAACTTTATTATCTGGTATTAATGATACTGGAGAAGTAGATGCTAATCCTGTTGAGTTGTCTAAATTTGCAACTTTTTTAGAATATATAAATATAGAGCATCCAGTCACATCTTCTACGAATGCTTTCAATTGAGCTTCAGATACAAAATAATTAGTATTGTTATCGTTTGGATACATCATTAAATGAATTTTTTTACTTCCATATAATTTTAAGAAAGTATTTCTGTTCATTACAAGTCTAGTTGGTCTAGTACCTGTTTTAGTTTCCATATAATCGCACCAAGCTATTATATCCTTAACTGGATCAGCTGTATCATTTCCCCATCCAGCAGTTCCTTGTCTTGGCTTAAAACTATTAGCTTGGCCATAATCATATATATATTTTGCTCTACCGTCAGCAGAAGTAACATCTATTTTACCGGATGTTAATAATTGCATTCTCATTATTTCAGCTCGAGCTCTAACTCCTTCAACTAATCTAGCTGTTTCATTGAAAATATTTCTTATAAGAGGTAAAGCCAATTGAGATTGTGGATTATTTAATAAAAGATTTATTTGTTGTCTATCTTTTTCACCAATTCTCATTGCTTCTCTAAAGAATGCCATTTCAGTGGCAACTCTGTCAAATCCTTCTTTTTCTCTCATTCTTGCTTTTGCATCATAGTTAGAAGGTTGTATTGCTACTGGCAATCCATTTGCCCCTTTTAACCAACTTATATCTGTTCCTAATTGCTTTTGCGCCGGGAATAAAGTTTCACCAAAGTATGGTATTTTATTTTCTGGTTTTTCAGTTACAAAAGCGGCTATTTCTTTTGCGTTTATAAAATCAAATAAATTAATATTCATATTCTTTGCCTCCTTTGAATTATTGTGCTATTACATGAATTAATGGTGCATCTAAGTTAGCTGCATCTTTTAGTCTATCTTTTCTAACGAATCCATGAACAAGTACTGTTACATTTACATAGTCATCAGTATTTTCAGTATAATCATCTAATCTTACTGTATTGAATACTATTGCGTTTCCTGTAGCTTTAGTTGAGCTTGCTGCAGCAGCGGATTTAGTAACAGTTCCATCATCTGCAAGTGCTACCACTTGTCCAGCTAATAATGCTTTATTTCCTGCTGGGTCAGTAGTAGTAAATGTTTTTAATACTGAATATTCTATTTTAGCAGTTACATTAACATAATGGTCAGGAAATGCTAAAAAAGTTTTTTCAGGTGCTAATATTTTTGTAGTATTTAATTTTGGCATGTTATTTTCCTCCTATTTTTTAAAGTAATAATCGCTATCTATTTGTTCATCTGAATTTGGTTTGTTTTGTTTCGATAGCATTTTTCCAAAATCTCCTTCATTTGTTGTCTTAGAACCAAATAGATTTAAATTACTTGGTTTTCCTGGTGATCCAGTTCCAAAAAAATTAAATCCACCTTTATTTTGTTGTTCTTCAATTTCAAATAAATAAGATTTTTCTTTTTTAAGGCTTTCTACTTGCTCTTTAATTCCAGTAACTTCACCGTTGGTACCTACAGTTATTTTACTTTTATCTAAAAAAGCTAGTATATCTTTACCTGTATTGTCCTTAGCTTTAAATTCTAAGGCCATATCTTTTACGGCATTATTTAATTGCATTTCCTTAACAGTCTTATCATAATTTGCTATTGAATCTTCTAAGACTTTTATCTTTTCAGAAGCTCCTTCTGTACCTTTTAATTCATCTTTAAGTGTCCCTATTTGTGTATTTAGTTCTTTTATTTTATCATTGGAGTTTTTAAGCTCCGATATCTTAGAATCTAATCTAGTTTTAGGTACATATATATTTTCTTTACCATCATCAACGAAAATTTTACATCCAGCTTCTTTTAAAGCATCATTTATTTTATTCTCTATTTCAGTAGCATTATCTAATCCTGCTAAGAAATCTTTTAATTGTTTTGCCATATTAAATCCTCCTTTTACATCCTGGTGGATGATATATCAATGTTTTTACTAAAGCATAGAAAAAGTATTTTTATCATACAAGGTTATGAAGTAACCAGGAACTTAAGCCTTTTTACGCCATGCCTAGGGCATAAAAAAAGATAACCCGAAGGCTATCCTGTTATTTATTTCAAAATATAAATTTAAGCTTCCATTAAAGCTTTTGTATTAGTTTGTTGAATGAATGTTTTTATTTGATTATAATCCCAACCACAATCCACTAATCCACTTACTAAGCATTCCATTGATTGAACTGCTTTTAATTCTTCTGAACTAAAATAATCTCTCGGATTAGCTTTTTTATCTATTCCATATTCTTCTCTTAGTTGTTTAGCATTTTTATTAAATATTACTTTGTAAATACAGTTTGTATAAGTTGAATATGCATGTCCATGCATTCTTTCATTTTCATTTGATTGTTGGATTGATTTTGTTAATGCTTGTCGTACCGCTATGCCCTTTTGTCTTTCAACTAATTTTTCTTTTAGTTGTTTTTCCATAGCATTGAATTGTTTTATGTAAGCTAACTTAAATTGCATTGCTTTTTCTGTTGTATATCCCATAGCTAATAATGTAAAACCATCTCTATTCATATAATACATAGGTAACTTTTTACCATTTTTAGCTTTATAATTACTTTCAAAGAACAAACCCGAAAATTCGGGGCTACTAATTTTGTCTTCTATTGTTCTTATGTCTTCAAGAACATGGTAGTGTTCTTTTTCAAAAGTTTCTGCTACATCTAAGCTGCTTACAACAGTTACTTCTTCTTTATTTAATTTTTGTACTTCTACTAACATTAACATCAATCCTTTCCGTTGATTTATTATTTTTAGAAGGCGGGTAATTATCCCGCAAGTTCTCTATATTCATATTATTTCCAATTTATGGATTTTAAATTAATGAAAGATAATAAAAAAAGAAGCTAAATAGCTTCATATCTTGTTCATTCATATTATTTAATCTCCTCATATTTCTTTTCAAATACATCAGGTTTACATGGATAATATTCTCCTCTTAATCCTCTAATAATATAATCACCTTGAGTCGCTTTCATAAGTCCTTCTAGAGTTTCTATTAATAAATAGTTTCCATCAGATTGAGGTCTGTTTATCCTATACACCAAGTCATGACATAATTGTGCTTTTCCTTCTGTAAATTCAATAACTTCATCTATTGATGCGTTTGTAAATTGAATAGCTTCTATTTCACAAGGTTTTGTTTTGTATCTTGCCATAATTCTTCCTTATTTATCAATTCTTACAAAGAAATTTTCCTTTAAAGGCTTACAGGTTTCTAAATATTGTTCCCTTATGTTTCTATCTATTCTAGTATCCTCTAGCATAAAAATAAATGAAGCTATTATATCTTTAATTTCATCCATTTCAGTCATTTTAACTTTTATTGTCATTGTATTTGTTGGTTTCTCTATCATATTTCCTCCCTATAAATCTCCATACAATATATCCATAGTGCCACTGTTTTCTTCCCCTCTAATCCATTTGCCTATGTCTTCTGCCATTTGAATATTAGATACTTCTTTTCCATTGATGCAGAATATATTTTCAGGATGACATGATCCATTAGGATGGTCAAAAGGGCAATCTTCTACATCAAATATTTTCCCATCTCTGTCCTCACATTGTTGACAAGTTCTTCCCGCTTGATGGTCACTATGCCATTTTAACTTTTGGGCATATGGATTTACTTTGTTTGCATTCTTTTGAGTTAATTGTGCTTGATGATTAAGTGTAGTTCTTGCAAGTCTTAATGCTTCATAATCTATGCCGCCAGCTCCATACCTATTAGCATAAGCACTACCTAACTTTTCTTTTATCTTAGCTTTATCCCAAGTCTTATGTCCTTGTTTAGCAAATTGAGTTAAATTTTTAGCTATTTCAGTAGCTCCTTTTCCCTCAGCTATCATGCTTGTAATAGCTTCTTCTATCTTATCACCACTTCTGCTAACACTTTTCCATAGTCTTTTGCTAAGTCCTTGGCCATCTTTATATATTTGCCCTTTAATTATTTGCTCTATTACTTGTCTATTAACTATATTGACATTTTTCTTGATTTCTTTGTATAGGTCTGTGTCTTTATAATAGTCTACATCTTTCGTTAAAATATCAACATGTGCATTAAGAATATTATCAGTAACTTTCATATTGTATTCTTTAATAATTTTTAGAATTTCATTATGTAATTGTTTGCAGTATGCTGTTCTTGCTATTTGAGTTGCATTTTTCTTATGTGAATTAGCTTTATATTGCTTCAACATACTATCAAAAGCTTTATTATATGCTTTAAGTATTGCTTGTTGCTCTTGCTTATTAAGTTTTAATTTGTTTCTTTTTAGGTAATTATTTAAATCGTTTAAATATCTATTCATATTAACCACCCAAATATTTTTCTTTAAGTTTTTTACCTCTTATGCAATTCTTAGTTTTTATAATATGATAATCTCTTATAGCTTCTTTATCGTTTACATCGCTAATCATCTTATTTCTTAGCTCTATAGCTTTAAGCATACCTTCTCTAAGCTTTTCATCTGTTACATTCACAATGTATTCTTTATAACATTCAGGACATTTAAAATAAGTTATTTGCATATTATCTTTTTCTTTTGTGTGAAGCTTTATTGTGAATTTTCTATTGCATTTGTCACAAATTGCTTTATTCATTGCCTTCACCGCCAGCATTAAAATCATCTAATCCACTAGAACTATTAAGTGTCATATTAAGTTTATCTTGTTCATTCAAGATTTCTTCAAATTCCTTATCTGCTTCTTGTGCTTCTCCAAAGTCTCTAATATATGATTGATGAGAACGTACATTAGCTTCAACTTCTTTCATAGCTAATTCTTTTGTTTCTGTTTCATCATCAGGTATTGGATAATTGTGATAAAATTCTAATGATGTATTTAGGTTTAAATCTTCAATATCTTTAACATCTCTATAAAGATTTCCTTTGTTGACAGTTTCAATTATTATATCTATTAACCATCTAAATGCATCATCCCATTCTTGCCATTTTTCTTCACATCTTCCTATTAAATCATCATTTAACATTCTAAGTGCTTTACCGCTTGCTACATTAACTAATGACTCTGGCAAAGGTTGGTCCATCAACTCGTACATATCCTTTTTTAGCCCAGTTAAATAACTATCGGCTGCAGTTTGAAAGTTAAATGCAGAAGTTAATTTGCCATATGTAGGAGTAGGAATATTCCCATCTATTGTTAAGCTTTGGTCTCCTTTTAAATCAATTATTGAACCAGGTGCTATTTTAATACCAGCAATAGAATTAGGATCTGCATTTACAAATACATCTTGTTCAAACATTTTAAATTTTAATGCATCTCTATAATCGGAAATAGTTCTATTATAATTCATGGCCATATCCATTAAATCCTTTATATCACTATGTCCTCTTACATCTCCTGTTAGTCCATCGTTGAATATTATTTTACATGGCAATTGATTTAATCCTGTATTCCAATCCTGCTTAATCTCTTCTTTCTCTTTTTCACCATTTTCATTTACTGTTTCTATATATGCCTGAGTATTTATACCGTCAACAACTTGATAAGTTGCCCAGCATTCATTGCCTCTCATTTCATATATCCATTTATGCCATCTTTGTTCAGTCTGTAGTTTACCTATAGTTGTTTCATCTTGGTATGCTATTTGTACTTTTATCAATTTATCGCAATCATTTGGATCATATTCATATGTGAACTCTGGCATTGTATAAAATCTAAACCTAATAGGTTTTTCTGATAAAACATTTCCTTGGTCGTCTATATCAGTAATTAAGCAAAGCATTACTCTTTTACCAATTGTACAATCTAAAAAAGCTTTAGAAAATTTATTCCAAAACTTACCTTCATTTAATATTTTATTTATTATAGCTTTTTTATTGTCAACTCTTTCAACATCTGCTCCATCGATTGATTTAATAATAAAATCTGGTTTTACCGCGGTCATAAATCTTTTCTGCTTTTTCATTAATTTCTTAGTTATATTTCTGATTTCTCTAGTAGGCTTATAATCGTCAGTTTTTACTTTCCATAGTTGCCCTCTTTCATCTTCTGTATCATCTTCAATTGTTTCTGGTCTACCTTCATAGAATTCATAATATTTTTTTACTTCCTGTAGTTCTTTGGCGAACTTGGTATCAGTACTATTTAATCCTAGTAACGATTTTTCTATTTTGTTATATATATCCACTTTATCACCTCCTATTCTCTTGCTCCTTTACCGCTAAATAGTTTAAGCTCTCTATCAAATGTTCTATGTATAGTTGTATCTGTCATTAGTGCATATCTTATCTTATCCATGGCATGGTCATTTATTTTTACAACTTCTTCTTTTCCTTTATCTAATTTATCACTATCCCATACATACGAACCAAATTCTTCTATATCATGAATGCAGCTTGGATCTAAAGTGAATTTATTTATATTAAGTAAATAAGATACCATTTGTATTCCTATTTCTACATTATTTTTAGCTGCTATAATTCTTATATTATGTCTACTAAAATATTCATCTTTTAGTAGTTCTACTCTTAGTGGTGCTGCACTTGGGTCAATAGCAATATATTCTGGCATAACCATGTTTTCTCGTATAAAATTCTTTAAATCTGACACATACTCTTTTACTGTCTTTTGCCCTTCTTCTCTACCATTATGATAATAGGATGCTATTTGATGATATCTCTTTTCAGGTGCGTAATATCCAAATATGCCAAAAGTAGTGGCATTTTGTATCCCAAAGTCTCCAGCTATAAATATCCTTGTCCAGTTTCTTTTCATTTGAACTGCGTGTATTTCCGGATTAAACATAGGATATATAGCTCCATCTGCCACTGCCCATTGTCCCAAAATATATCTGTTATAAAACACTCCAGTATACATTGCTTTATATCTAGCTTTTATCTTTTCTGATAGAGACAAGTTATCATCCATTGTAAAATGTAAATACAATAAATTTTTCTTTTCAGCTTCATCTATCCATTTTTTCTTGAACCAATGGAAAGGTGCCCCTGGGTTGCAATTGAAGAAAAATTTACTTCCTGTCACTGAACATCTACCAGTGGCTTGGTTCACAAAACTTTCCGGCATTAATGCAACCTCATCAAAGAAACACGAACACAATGTAACCCCTTGAATAAGATCCTGGCTACGTTCATCTTTTCCACCGAATATATAAAAATAATTAGTAACATTGCTCTTTGTTACTATTAATAAGTTATCTGCTCTTTTGTCTTGCACAGTATATCCTCTAGCTTTCAGCATAAGCTTAAGCCAAAACAAAACATTCCTTCTAAAAGAACCAATTGTTTTACCACACATACCAGCATTTTGTCCATTAAACTTTTCCATGACAAATACAACATAAGCTAGTGACATCGATACAGTTTTTCCTGATCTTATAGCTCCATCTGCTATAATTCCATCCATATCATGTACTGGTGAACTATCCATCCACCATGTAAGGACCTTCTTTTGTTTAGTGGAAAATGGTTTGAATTTTATAGTAGCTTTTTTCACTGTATGAACTTTATTATTTTTTATTTTGGACCATTTCTTTTTTAAATTATCAAGCTTATTATTCATCGTTCCATACCTCATCTGTCGCATTGTTTAAAGCTTCTATAAAACCATCGTTTTCTACTTCTTCTTGCGTATTATCATGTTTGTTCATTTCCACTTCCAGTTTAAGCATTTCTATATCAAGTTTAGTTTTTACACTAGTAGGTAATAAGTCCATTCTATCTGATAGCCATTGCAATGCTTTCATTTTGTCTTGTAGCTTTATTTTTATTCCGTCTCTGCCTTCTGATATCTCACTTATTAAGCTTCCATCTACTTCGCCACTATTTTTAAGGCTTATAGTATTTTTAGTGTATGTTCCATATTCGCCTTGTACTTCCTTACTATTGAACTCTAAGTAATCTGTTATATCTGCAAAAGCTATATCTATATACTTTTGAAATATATCATCTTCACTTAACATAGCTCTATTAAGTTTATTTTTCTTAAGCTTTTGTATTTCTAATTTGATACAAGGTTTTACAAGAAGCTTATATCCTTCTGAATTAGCTACATCATACTTGCATTGATAAGCTTTCTGATAAGCTTTGGTAGCATTAAAACTCTTTATATAATAAATACAGAAAAGCTTTTGCTTATCAGTAAGTTTAGTATTTTCTAATATTGACTCCACTTCATTAAAATCAGTCTGTTCTGTATTCTTCTTTTTAGCTACTTTTTTATTAGTTACGTTCCTTTTATTCTTAGGTAACGTTCCTTTTATTTTTTCTTCCCATTTGTCTTGAGATTTCCATTTCCTTATCTGAGTATCTTTAACCCCAAGCTGCGTAGCAATATCCTTGAGTAAGATTTCACCGTTATTTAATTTATATATCTCAAATGCTTTATCTCTGTTTGGACTTCTTACCCTTGCCATATCACCACCCCATTATCTTTTCTATTTAAGCATCTTCCTCATTTCCATTATAAAATTCTTCAAACTCTTCATCATTAGCTATAACTCCAAAGTAATAGCACTCGTGGCCAAAATAAATATGAAATAAAGGCACAAAACAATATATAATGCATTTCACAGTAGACATATTTGCTACACATCGCAATCCTTGGTCTGCTAAATATTCATTGATTCTTAGAAAATATAATACAAATGATATTAACGATACTGCTACAAATGCTAAATATATTTTAAATATCATTTTATTTGCTCCTTTTACTATTTATATTTTTATTTCTATACTTTAGCTTTCTTTTGTCCGACTTGGCTTCTATTAATTCCTGAACTAATCTTATATATTTTTCATCATTACTTACCCTCGCATGACTGGTCAATAGATACAAGTTTCTAGTTTTAGGCATCTTTTTTCTTATACAGTTATCTATCACTGTTTTAGCGACATTAAAACCATATATGTGGGAATGCCCTTTTATAAATGGCTTCTCAGTGTTATATACAACATATCCTTTCTTTACTGCTAGTATTATGTATTCTTTTCTTTCATACACTTTCTTTGCTCCATCCGTTTTATCAAAGTTTGGTATTTCCTTCATAATGTCATCATATTTGTACAATTCCTTTGGAATTTCTATTGTAGGTTTTATAACTTCATCTATTTCCTTCCATCTTTTCACCATATAATCACACCTTTTAACAAAATAAAAAAGAACACTAAATTATTAGTGCTCTTCGTGGGAGTAATGAATAAAAACAATCATTAGAAGGTTTCCAGAGTTGCACTGGATAATACTCATACCTTCATATTGCACCCAAATCAATGGGCGCATTAAAATGGAATATAAAATCTTAAAAAGTTTAAAATTAA